AGAAGGATTCTGGAGGTTAATATAGAAAAATGGAAAGGAAAAAGAGAATTAAAGAAAATAGAAAGAGAGATGGAAAAGTTAAAAGAAAATATAGATAAAATATGAGATGAGATGAAAGTATTAGAGAGAGAGAGAGGGAATATATAAATTTCCTCTCTCTCTTTTTTTTGTTTAATCTGATAATAAATTTATCTTTTTTGAAATGTCGTCTAATAATTGATAAAGTATATAAGTATTATCTGTCGGATGATTTACTTCTCTAATATAATCTGGATAAACTATCTTAAAATATAATTCCTTGAATTTCCTTTCCTTTTGGAAAAAGTCTGATTGTGATATAGTCTCTTTTCTTTCTATTCTTTCAAAGCATTTATTTATTATTTCTGGATTTTTAGGTAAATTAAAATAGTAGTAATTAACTTCACAAGTAAAATCTATTCCATATTTATTATCAATGTTATCTAAATATTTAATAATTTGTTTAAATGCATCTTTATTATTAATAAAAGTAAAAATTAATACATCTATAATATTCCTGTCCATTAAAATAATATAATCACTATTATAAATATAATCTTTAATCATATCTAATTGTGCCAATGCTGTTGCTAAAAATGTCGCTTGCCTGTTTTTAAAATTATTATCTGCATTTAATTCTTTTAATACTTTTAATCCATAAGAAACTGGTTCTGGAACTACAATTACTTTTTTTGTCGGAAATTTTAATTCCAAATTCCACTTTAAAGCAGGCAAAATTGAAGTTTTACCACCGCAGGCATAAGAACATAAAGTAAATATATTACTTACCATTTTTCATAACCTCCTGATAAGATAAATACATCTATTTTGTAGAAAATAAAAGCACCTATAATTTGTAATAACAATAATCTTAAATATGGATTGTCGTTAAGTATATTCAATTTTTGAAATACTAATAAAGGAATAAACATAACTACTGCTGATATAATCCACCTTAATACATAAATTAAAAATGTTTCTGTTAAATAATCCTTCATTGTATCTCCCCATTTCTTACTTTTTTAACAATCTCTTGAAAAGATGCATTAAATACTGATAAAGTAATCAAAATATAAAGAATAAATAAAATCCAAAATGAAATTACAGATTTAAAAGTATAATGAATGTCGCTATTAAAAATATTATTTACAGACCAAAAAACTACAAAAGGTGTCGCTAAAATTATTCCAATTAGATAAATTATATTAAGTATCAATCCTGTCATATTTCTCATAGCTACTACCTCCTATTAAATACATTATAGATACTATTATAAACATTAATAATTTTATTACTATACTCATAGTAATTACTTTATCGCACATAATAGCTATTAAAATTTCATCAATCATAAAAGTAATTGCATACAAAAAATATAATATATCAAGTATGCTGTGCTTTGTCATTAATTATACTCCTGTAGAGCCATATCCTTTTTCACCACGCTTTGATTGAAATACTGTCGCTAAAGTATTATACAATTCTTCATCTATAACATAAAATATATTATTAATTGGTTGTGCAAATATAGTTTTGTGAATTAAACATTGTCCAAGTCTTGTATTTTCTGGAATTAATACTTTATATATTCCATCTTTCATCAGTCTTGAACGCTTAATTCCTTTATAATTTACAAATTTTGATACATATTCTCTATTTGCTAATGATACTAAAAATGAAATATCACCACGATAAGAACTTTCAATTGTCGCAGGTGCATTGGCTAATCTAATAGGCGTATGTAAAGAAATTCCTGAACGAGGAACAATAGAAAGATAATAACCTTTAGGTGCTACCCATTTAACTCCTGTCGGAACTAAAGTAGTTTCTCCTTCTTTAACTTCTACTTGTTTTGCTGTAGCTAAATCAAATCCTGTATGCATCTCCAAATCAATTTCATTAAATACATTTTGATTTTTAAAACAAAACAAAATATAATCTTGTCGCTGTTCTTCTGCCAACTCAAGTGCATACTTTAAATTAATCTGCTCTACCTTTACCATATTACTTACCTCCTTTTTCGGTATTTACTGCTTTAATTATTTCTTTAATAAAAGAGATAAATTCCTTTTTTGCAATTTTTAAATTATGTGTTGTTATGTGTTTTGCAACTTCCATCTCTATCAAAGTATTTTTAGATGGCGTGAATGTTGATATAATAAAACATACAAATGTAAATGTCGCTATAACAAATAACAATTTACTAACTTTTTTCTTGTCTTTTTTTGGAAATTCTTTTTCATCACATACCAACCAAACATAAGCATACATAAAAGAACTAACTGCTAAAGCTAACAACAAAAACACAAATATAATACCAAAAACAACTCTTACTTGGTCTGCTACCTGTAACCAATAAAAGAAACTTGGCGATATAATAGGCTCTGTTTCTATCATTTTATACCTCCTTCAATCTTCTAAATATATAGAATATATTAATTTTCCATCTTTATATTTCAAACCATCTGGATAAGGCAATTCTTGTTCAAATTCAGAAATAAATAATCTACCTATATTTTCTGGTATTGAAATAGATAAACATACAGGGTCAATTAATTTATTAAAAACTTCACTTGTTATAACTTTATAAAAATTATAAAGAGATAATAACCAAGTGGGACATATCAAAATATCTAATAATTCAGATAATGAATTTGAATTATCAGCATATTTCAACATATGAATTAAATCTTTTAATGAAACATTTATATTAATTTCTAATTTACTCGTCCTAATAATAACTTTAAAAAAATAATCATTTTGCGGCAAAACTTCAATTTCTTCTATAAAACCTATTAAACATTCTAAACTTCTATCTATCATTTATCTCTCCTTTATATCAAATTATGTTTTTTCTTAAATTCTTCATAATTGTCGCTATATTGTTCTATCAACTTTAATAAACTATTATCATATTTTCTAAATTCTCCATCATAAACTACTTTGTCTTTATTTGTAGTTATTAACACTTTCTCAATCCAAACAACCTGCTTTCCTTTTTTTGTTTGTTCATAATATACTACTACTGGCATTATACATTCCCCCACATTTTATAATAATAAAAATCTGATAACATAAAATTAGTAGGAATTAATACTTCATAAAAGTTTTCATAAATAAAAGATTTAAAACCTAACAAGAATTCAGTATAAAACAACATATTTTTAATATCAATTAAAAGATAAAAATTTAAGTCTTCTCCTTTATATTCTCTTTTTGTTGTTTTTATAATATTTCCAATTATATCTACATAATTTTTAACTATAAAATACATATCAATTTGAATATAATCTGGTGTTATATTTGGATAAGATACTTCTATTATTTCATCAAATTGATTTTTTAATTTTTCTCTAATAGGTTTAGATGTCACTGCAATAAGAATTCGTTTGTTAGATAATTTAAATTTAGGTTTTTCTGGTATCTTCTCCTTTACAGGTTGTTCAAACAACTCTAATTGTTCTGTCATTTCTTCCTCCTAAATATTGTTAGGATTAAATATAATCATTATTGACTTTAATGTCAAGGTTTTACCACTTTATATATTCTTATCAAGAAATTATCTTGCAATACAGAAATAGTATCATTTATTTGGATAGCATCTCTTAAATACTTACTATCAATTGAATTCAAATCAATAGCACCTATTGTTGTATCTATCTTTACATCATCATTAAGAGAATTAAAATCATTTATAAAATCTGATACATTATCATATTCTTGTGGATTAAGTATAAAATTAGTAACATATCCAATAACAAAGTCTCTTTCATCTCCTTCAGAATTATATGCTCTTACATTTATAAAATAATAAGTATCTGTCATTACTCACCTCCAATTATCATTTTTGCAATCATCCTACCTATCTCAAAGGTAAATCCTATAAATAACAATAGTAATGATATAAACATAAATACTACTAAATTAAACATTATTCACCTCCTCCATACTTTTCTAATATTAATTCTTCTATTTCACTAACAGGAAATTCTGCAAAAAGATATATCAATCTTAAAAATGCTAATGTAAAATCTATTGATGTTATATCTTCTGGAATTTCTAATTCTATCTTGTTAGGATACATTAGTGATTGTCGCTCTATTCTTTCAATTATTAGCTTAAAAGCCATCACACCACCTCCTTAACTAACTTTCATTTCAAATGTTTTTGTTATAACACGATTATCTTTACTATCCCAGATAAACAACTCATATTGATTATCTTGTTGCTTTTTGATAGAGAAAACTTTTGAACCTACAATTTTTTCAAATTGTCCATTTTCATAACTAAAACCTTTCTGCTTAAAGAAATCTTTTACTGCTCTCATTCTTTCCTCCTTTCAACTTGTTCTATTTTAAATATAATCCTCATTTCCTTTTTTGTCAATATATTATACTACAAGATATATCTCTAACAAAATCCAAACAATCACTTTTATCTACTCTTCTTAATTTTAAAATAATATCATCACCTTTAAACAATATATCGTAAAAATATATTTCTTTATAAGCCGTTCCATATGAAATAAAATCACTTAAATCTTTAAATTCTATTCCTGTTATTATTTTCCATTCTTTAGGAATTCTTGTTATTTCATCTTTACATTCATAATTTTCTGGTGCTACTGCAATAAATACCATATTTTCTTCATTCCAAAAATAAAATATTAACTTTTCTTTATTCATCTCCCTCTCCTTTTAAGAAGTTTTCAAAAAATTTACATACTCTATAAAATTCTTTTTCCACTTCACTTTCTATTAAATCTAAATCTTCTTCAGATATTTCTGTTTTTGTTAAAAAATATGTTTCAGAATTTTTTTCTATAAAAACACAAAAACCTACAATACAAACTCTAATACTATTTTCTAAATCATTCAAAGTTAACAAATCATCATCATAAATAACTTTAAAAGAAATAACAACATTAAGTCCTTTCCGAACATTTTTATTTATATCAAACTCTAATACTACTTCAGGAGAGCCTATTTGTTGAAATAAAATAGTCATCATACCATCTTTAAATAAATCTCTGCCTTTTCCTTTTAAGAAAAAATCAACAAATTCTATATAATTTGTTTTATTGTAATAAATAATATCCTTATATTTTATATAATTCATTATCTATCCTCCAACATATTTAAACCATTCCTTCAAAAATAAATTAATTTTATTTCTTTGTTAGAGTTATACCCCAATATTCGTGACTTGTATACTTGCACGGAATAAAAGCGTGTATAAAATGAAAAACAAATAAAATTAAAGCCTTCAATGCAACATTTAAATTCGCTTTTAAATGATCATAATAATTCATCTATTACCTCCTTTATAATTAAAAAATTAATTTATATTTACCAACCACATTTTCTGTAATTAAACTATCATCTGGAACTTCAACTTCTTCTTCATCTAATACTTCACATTCTATTAAATCATAATTCTGCAATATTTCAAGTAAATCATTTAAATCTTGTGAATATCCTTCAACAATTAATTCATTTTTATTCCATTCTTTTATTTCTACTGAATTACCCCAACTAACTCCTATTGCCATATCTGTTTTTATAGGAACTTTTAACCATTTATGTTTCATTCTCGGTTTTTGCTCTACATAAAACTTTAATACTTTTAAAACTTCAAACATTTCTTCTGGTTTTGTATCTATAATTATACTATCGTGAACAGAACCTACTACTCTTGATTTCATTTTCTTATTAATCAAATGCATTGTCACATCTTTAAAACAATCTAAACACAATTCAGATGCAGTTGATTGAATAATATAATTCTGTGCTTTTCTTTTTGCTTCTTCTGAATTATAAACACTTATAGGAATAAATCTACCAAATGGTGTTTTTATTCCTTTATACTTAAATACTCTATTATGCATTTCTTTTATAAATCTTGCTACGCCTTTAAACTCTTTAAAAAATTGATTAAATATTTCTTCTGCTTCTGTTTCTGATATACCTGTCTTTTCTGCAAAAGTTACATAAGACATTCCATACATTAATGCTAATACAAGTGCTTTCATATTATTTCTAACTTCTTTTGGAACTTCATCATAATCATAACCATATACTTTTGTAGCAATATATTTATAAATATCTTTTCCTTCTTGGTAAATATGAATTAAATTTTCATCTCCAGATAATGATGCCATAACTCTTGGTTCAGCTTGGGATACATCAAGTGAGACTATAATACCATCTCTCCATCTACTCCTTATCATTCTTTTAAAATTTTTACCGAACTCTGTTTTAGCAGGTATAGTGTGAAATGCAGAGCTTATTCTACCACTTACTGTTCCACATATATTAAAACTTGTTCTAAATATGTAGTTTTCGTCCATTTCTTTAGGTATAGAATTTATATAAGATGTTAATGCTTTATTATAAAATTTATAATCAAGCAAATATTCACAAAATAGTTTTGCTTCTTCTGATATATCATCTCTATTTAAATAGAGTGGTAATGTATTTTTATCAAGAGATATATTTCCTGCTTTTGTTTTTCTTAAAATAGGTAAATTGTAGGCTTTTGCTAAATTACTAATATGCTGTGTTGAATTCGGATTAAATTTATTTCCATATAATTCTATTACTGTTGGCAATTCTTTCAATTTTCTTTTTGCTTTTTCTACTTTTTCTATTACTATTTCCTTTAATTTTTTAAATTTATTTTCATCTATTTTTACACCATTATATTCCCACCAAATTACTGCTTGCTCTTCTTCTACTAATCTCTTATTATGCTCTAACTCTTCTTCATTTAATTCTTTTATAAGTTTATTATAAAGTAATTTAGTATAATAAACATCATAACAAGCATATTTACCAAGTATATTTGTCGGAACTACTGCATAAGACACTTCTGATTTTTTCATTTTATTTTCTTTAGCGTATTGGCTTCTATAATCGTCTATTGGTTTATCCCAGTCATCAAATACATCAAAAAATATTTTTGATAATTCTTTAAGAGATAATGATGTTAAAGTATTATTATATTTTAAATGTGCCATTAAAAGAGTATCATTATAAATTTTTACATCTTGATATCTAATAATATTGTCCATCATTAAAGACACAATATCGTATTTGATGTTGTGTCCTACAATAGGAAACATTTGTAATATTTCTCTAATTTTATTTTTAATATAAAATTTATCGTGTTCTGTATAATGAACTATATTTCCATTTTCATCTTTATATTCATTTAATAATATTGGAATATAATAAGATGTATCATAAGCATCTGCTGTTAAAGATATTCCAAGTGTTTTTACTTCGTGGTATAAAAGAGAAGTTGATTCTATATCAAAATAAATAAACTTTACTTTTCCACTTTCTTTATCTTTTCTTAACTGCTCTACAAAATCATCTAATTCATCTTTATGTAAAATTTTATAATTAATCTCTTCTCTTTCTTCTTTATTCAAAAGTTTATATAAATATCTAACAGATTTTTCGTATATTTTTAAATACTTCATTTGATTAATAGCAATTGATTGTGGATTAATTAATGGGACTATTTGAAATTTCTTCGTTACATTCTTTTCTTTTATTTTTCCTTTATCATCAGGCACTTTACATCTCTTTGTGAAATTACGAAACTTTAATGTTCCAGACTTATCTGTTATATTTTTCAAATTAAGTAATATTTTATTAGGCAAATCTCCAACAGGCACTATAATACAATCTTCTGGCAAATCAAACAACAAATCAAATAAATTTTCTTTGCATTCTTCTGCAATACTTTGCATATAAGTTCTTCTTTTTGCATAAGAAAGTTTAGAGTGTAATCGTAGTAAAGATGGAATAGTGAAAAATACACAAACATCTCTTATAGATAATTTTAATTCTTCTATTGTTCTTTTTAAAAGAGAATATTCAAATGAATTTCCTTTAAAAGGAGTTTCTGTTCTTTTAAAATTAATATCTTCTTCTCTTGGTGCAGGCATTATAAAAGCTATTTTAGGATTATTTATATTGCCTATATAAAATAACTTATTACATTTATCTTTTATTTTACAATTATCACAAGTCATTAGAATACCTCCTATTATTCATTTACAACTTTTATAGTATACCCTTCTACTTCTCTTGTAGACACAACTTCATTATAAATATCTTCTGCTAATTCTTTTAGCTTATTTTTATCTACATATTCTCTATTTTGCTTATAACTATAAACAACTATTTTTTCTCCATCTACTTCTGTTTCATAAGTTTCATTAATTCCTATTTTATAATCATCTCTTAATACTTTTTTAATTTCTTCCATTTTTTGCTTATACTCATCTACTAAATGTTTATAAGTAAAATATTGAGACAACAATTCATTAACTGTTAAATCTGTTATGTGCTTCAACCTGACTTCTGCTGTATTCATTTTCTCCTCCTTTTAACTTGTTCTATTTTAAATATAGTTCCTATTTCCTTTTTTGTCAATTACTTTCAAAATTCTTTCTTTAATTATTTCACAATACTCTTCATTAATTTCTATCCCTATCCATTTTCTATTTAATTTTTCTGCTATTACAAGAACAGTCCCTGAACCTGCAAAAGGATCTAAAACTAAATCATTTTCTTTAGAATGTCTAATAATTAAAGGCTCTATCATCCATTCATATTTTTCAGTAGGATGTTTAGAAAATTTTTTACCTATATTTCCTCTAAATATCTGCTTCATTTCTTGTTGCGATACAAAATTAATATAATAATCACTTTTAAAAGTTTTAGTAAACCAAACAGCTTCTTCTATACAGGAGCGATAATTTGTTTTCCTAAAGTGAGGTAAAGGATTAAGTTTTTCAAAATAAATTTTATTTCTAAATTTTAGATTTAATTCTTGTTCTATTTTATAAATAAAAAAACCTATATAATTTCTATCAAGAAATAAAATTAGATTTCCAAATCTATTTAAAACTCTACTCATTTCACTTATATTATTTTTTAACCAATTAAAATATTCTTCTATTGAACTCCATTTATCTTTAAACTTATTACCCCACGCTTCATTATTTGTTTTTATTCTATTTCCAACTTTTGTTAATTTGTTAGAATCTGCAATATTATAAGGAGGATCTGTTAATATTAAATTAACACTTTCTTTAGGAAAATTTTTCATAATTTCTAAACAATTACCACAAAATAAAATACCATTTTTAGTTTCAAAAAATCTATTTTGTTTAGGAAATAAATCCTTCCAATTATTCATCCTAAATCTCCTTCATTAAAAATCATATTGATAATCATCTTCTTCTACATCATCTATATCTGGAATATATTTTACAGGTTTACCTTCTTTATATTCTGCATATCTGTTTCTTGATAAATCACAAATAATGTCTATTTCTTTATCAAGTGTTCCTAATCTAACAGTATCTACATAAAGAATTAATCTATCATATCCTTGTGGATTAAGAGTAACAATAGTATTACAATACATTTTCTTTAAAGCAGAATGTGCCATCTCTGCCGAAGTAATTATTTCTCCTTTTTGAGATTTTATCCAACCTAATCTATTAGTTTGTGCAGGTGTCAATATTGGACATTTAAAAAATTCTCCAAGTGCTATCATATCTTCATATATTAAGCCTACATCTTCATACTGCTTTCCTGTTGGTTTTGTAGGAATTAATAAATCATCATAATCAATTATTATTAAATCAGGTTTTTCTAATTTACCTTGTGAAATTAATGATTGTATAAATCCTTTAATCATTAATGTATCTGTTTTACCAATAGGAAATTTCTTAATAAAAAGTTTAGGATTAAATTTTTGTTTAAAAACATTCATTCTTTCTTTAAATATATCTTCATTTTTTATTTCTTCATAAGTTAATCCTGTCATACAACAAGCATATTTCCACTTTACAAGTGTTTCTGATAACTCAAGAGTTATGTGAACTACTGATTTTCCATCTTTTACTGCATTTGTTCCTATTTGAATTAAAAAAGAGGTTTTACCTGCTTTTGCACCTGCAAGAACAATATGCACTTCTCCAGCACCGTAACCACCGTAAATACAATTATCAAGAGTTGGAAATCCACTTCTTACAATTATATCATCACCTCTTTCTTCTTTTATGTCATCAGGTAATGATTCAAATGAAGTAATATCTGCATAATCTACTGCATCTATATTTATATTTAACGCACATTCTATTTCTTTTCTGATTTCTTCATATTTTTTATCTTTTAAATATTTAATAACTTTCTCAATTGCAATTATCATTTTTTCTCTTTTTATCCATTCCTTTATCTTATCTACAAATATCTTTTCATCATATATAGGAATATTATAAATTTCATCTATTAATTGTCTATACATTTCAAATGCTTCAGAAGTTGGTTGATTATCAAGAATTTCTGCAACTTCTGCTTCTAATAAAGACTTTGGAATTGTTTGTGAATATTGGTCAACATTCATTCTTATATTTCTAATAGCAGTATAAATATGTCTTAATTCTTTTTCTGGAAAAATAAATATAGATATATGAGGAGAAAAAATATCAAAATAAAGTTTATTCTCAATAATTAACTTTAAAAACATTTTTCTGAAATCTGAAGTAAAAAACTCATTGACAGGATTTTCAATAGTTTCTTGAACTTCCATACATAACCTCCTCTTTGTGTAATAATTCCTGCATTACTTTAAATAATAAATCTTTTAATGAATTATCTTTTATAACTTTATTATTTATTCTCATATAATAATTTTTGTTAGTTTTTGTAAGAATTAATGTTAATTGATATTTAAATTCTTCTTCCATATCAATTACCTACCTTTTCTTTTAATATTTTACCAACAAACAATCCTTTCTCTAAATTAAATTTAGCATAATACTTATCATCATCAAATTCACAATACACAATTTTAGCATCTTTATTCCAACCATTAGATTGTAGTGCTTTATAATGTTCTTGAATGTCAAGAATTTTTATATAAGTGCCTTCTTTGTATAATCCAAGTTTCTCATCTCCAACTACTACTACATACTGACCTAAAAATTCTGATTGATATTTTTTGAGAAGTTCAAGTTCTGCCTTCGCTACTTCTTTTATCTGTTCTTGTGCGTGAACAGAATACCTCTCAATATAAAAATTTCTTGCACATTCATAATCTTTCATTACCCAAAATGTCGTATAAAGAGATTGAGGTAATATACTTCTTGCTACTTCTGGTTTATAACCAGTCTTCAACAATGCTTCATAAAACTTAACAGAAATATTATAATGATCATCTAACTCTTTCTCAACAGAATAAGGAAATAAATATTCATCATCATTTACAGGTTTATCATTATTAGGTGGATACCAAAATTCAAAATCCACTTTATCTGGTTTTACATACCTCCGTGAAATTTCCAACACACTTTGACATCTATGACGATGATATTGACTTCTTACAAACAAAGGAACTTTAATCTTAAAAACTGCTATTGCTTGTTTGTGATATTTAATTAAATCATCAATATTAAGATTTATTTCAAACTCTCTTAAATCACCAATTTTTGAATTCTCTATAAATTCTTCATAAGTGCAAAAATCATCATTTCTTAATGAAAAAGAAATATCAAAAAGAGTATTATCTACTGGAAATCTAATAAATTCTTTAACAGAAGAATGCCCTAATTCTTCAAGTAATTGACATAACTTTTTTGAATTTTTAGCTTGTTCATTACCATAACTTAAACTTGCTACTGTTGCAATTGTTTCTTCTCTTGCTTCTTGATTTAAATTAGATAAAGAGAAATCCCACAATTCAACAAAACCTTTTACTGGAGAATAATCATAAATTTCTTTTTTGGCTACTTTTTTAATATACTTTAATTCCATAATTTCCTCCTTTATTCTAATTTAAAATCTACTTTTGTATCGTATTTACTGCAAAAATCTTCAATCATTTCCACTATTTTTCTATTTAATCCTAATACTTCTTCTGGAATTCCATAAGGCTTGTCGCTTAAATACTCAATTTTCATATTAACACCAAGAGGGTCAAGAAAAGTAACTTTTGCTTTAAACATATTTCCTCCTTTATTTTGGTTTTATTACAATCTCAAGTTCTCCATCTAACACTCTTACCAATTCACATAATTTATTAAGATTGGAAATCTTATTTCCATTTAAAATCTTGGACACTCTACTAATATCAACTCCTAATTTTTCTGCTAACTCTTTTCGTGTCATATTTCTTTTCTGCATCAAATCTTTTATCTGATTTACTATATTTTCTCTTAATTTATCACAACTCATTTTAACCTCCTTAAAATATTATATAATCTTTCTTCTTCTTTATCTATTTTTATTGCACTATTAAATATATCCAGAAATTCCTTTTTTGTCAAATCATTTACATCTCTATCTTTAGGCATTTTTAAAATATAAACAAAAGGACAAGAAAGTTCATCTGCTATATTCCTAACAAAATACTCTTCTACATCTCCATCAAAACATAAATAAATAGTTTTAAATTTTGATAGCATTAATTTTTGTGTATCTGTCAAAAATTTACCTAATGTAGCTACTGCTTGCATTCCTGTATAATTAATTGCAGTAATAGCATTAAAAATTCCTTCACATACAATAACTGGTTTATTATATCTACAATTATAATAATTCCAAATAACTGCTTCTTTTGGTAATTTAGAGTTTAAATATCTTGGTTGTATATCATTATTTATTGCTCTTGCTACATAATAAATACATTCCTTATTTTTATTATAAATAGGAAATACCACTCTATTTTCTAATTTACCTATACCTACTCTTATATCAAACATTCTAATATTAAAGTCTGTAATTTTTCTTGTTTTTAAATAAAAATACTCTTTTTTATGAACTTTCTTATCTAATTTTACTGATACACTACTTATATCTATTGTTTTAATTATATTTTTATCTTGCCTTATTAGTTCATTATTTACTAATTTTTTTATATATTCTTCTTTATCGTAAACATTTAAATATTTAACTTCTTCTTTATTTGTATATCCAAAATATCCTGCTACATCTACTTCATAAGGTTTTAATGTTAAAACTTTTTTACCTTCTGCTACTTTTTTATAAGTTCTTTCTATAAGATGTGTTCTGTCTTCATCATCTCTATCTTTAAACAGATTATAAAAATTAATACAATCTTCCATTGGAACATTTAATACTGCACAAGAACCTGCCAAACGCATAATTAAATCATAACGCTTTCCTTCAACAAAATTCTCTGTAAAAAACTGATAAAGTTCCTTCATTTCTTCTCCTGCTTAATTTATATACTTTAACAGTATATCTCTTACTTGTTTTAAAACATTTAATTTTTCTTTTTTAGCTTGTTTAAATAAATCAATAACATATTCTTTATCATATTCCAACTTACCTAAATCCTGCAATCCGTCAATTATATAATCATCTCTAATTTTATATCCTGATTTCTCTATTGTATTCATACAACTCTTATCAAAAACAGGAATTGTTAGATAATTAAGTGCTTCATAAAATCTTGAAGCCATATAATTATAATTTTCGTGAGTATATTTATCTTCTATATAAAGAGAATATTTAAAATATTTTAATAAAGGATTTCGCCAATCTAATGGTTCTATAATATCACAATCTACACAATCAAATTCCTTAAATTTACTAATTCTTCTCTTACTTGTAGATAAAATCATAGGATACTTTAAATACTTTTTAAAGTAATCTACTCTATTCTTTCTAAAACTTCCATAATAAATAATATTAAATGGCTTTGATAAAGGTTCTTGATATTTATTATTTAAAATAAATGAATTTAAATTTAAAGCATAAATAATCTTTGGATTGTATTGCTTGATATTTTCTACATTAGAGATAGTTATAACTTCTTCTTCATAATACTTTCTATATTTACCAAAAGGATACGCCAAATAATCATAACAATAATAAAAAATCGGAACACCAAGTTTTTTATAAATATTTTCTATCAAAAAATCTCTTGGAAAATAATATGAGTCATATACTTGCAATATAGCACAATAATTATCATTCTTTATCCTGTTTACAACTTCACTTTCTTCTTCTTTTGTAATCTCTATTTTTGCTTGGAAAACATCATAATCAAAATTCTTTAATGCATATTTTACACTACGAATTACAGGATTTAAATTATTATGCCAATCTGTAAATATAGTATTCACTACTAAAATCTTTTTATTTTCTGTTGCTTTTATTTTATTATTAGATTTTACCTGTATAAATTCATAATGTTTTGCCATAACAATTCTCCTTACTTATTTTATAAACCACAACCAATCAAATTTAAAATATTTGCAATTATTATTCTCATTTAGTTCTCTGCAAGGAAATGGAGAAATTACTACGCTTTCAGGATACAATTTATATTCTGCTGCTTTCAAGCAGTAAAATTCATTATTATATTTCACAGAATACTTACAATATGCACATAAAGATTTTTTTCTTTTAATTGCATCTATTTGTGGTTTCAAACTATATTTAAAATATTTTAAATCTACCAAAAAATTATAAATGGCGTCTTTTTCTAAATATATAAATACCAGCAACGAAATAAAAAAAATCAACATCCATTCCATTTTAATTACCTCCTTTTAATAGGCTTTCTTCTTTAATCATTTCTTCCAATTCCATTCTATCTGTAATTATTGGTATTCCTTCTTCTTGATAAGATTTTATTCTCTTATACGAATGATTGCGTAAATAAGGATGTGTATCATCAAAGAAATCTATTATAAAAGTTTTATCTTTATTTTCTGATAATCTTAATACTCTACCTAATTTCTGGAAAATTTGAACATTACTTTTTCCACCGAACGCCATTATTAACGCACCTAAAGACGGCAAATCAGTTCCTTGATTAAATATCTGTGTCGCTATAACTACTTTATAATCTATTCCATTTTCTACTTTATACAACAAATCATTATAATCAATATATGTATATCTCAAATCTCCATAATCATATATCATTCCTTGATTATTGCCAAATACTATTATTGCTTCTTTCTTTACATCTTCAGGTAATAAATTAAATACATTCCTTGCGTGTTTTTTGGTTACTACTAATGACATCACTTTTATATTATTTCTATAAAATTTAGTTATCCATTCTGCTATTTTTAGATTTCTTCTCTCAAAATTCTCTATATAGTTCCTGTATACAGTATGCCAATTTTTTATTTTTGCAGCAGGTGCATTTATTCTCTCAAAATAAACATAAGGTTTTGCCAAATATCCTTTTTTAACTAAAAACATTAAAGGAATTTGTGCAATAGGTTTTCCTGTTAACCCTAACATTATAAAATCTTCTATTGAATTATCTATATCTTTATATCTATAAGGTGTTGCTGTAAATCCTATTACATATTCTACTTTATCTTTATAAAATTCATCTATGTATCTTCCAGTTGTTGCCTGTTGTGTAGTAGAGCTTTCGTCATACAATAACAATTTAAAATCTTTCATTAAATCAGGATATTGTTCTATGTAAGATTTAATAGTTTGAAATGTTCCTATTGTTATCTTTTTTACTTCTTTCTTTTCACCATATAATAAACCTATTTCTTCTTCATTAAAAGCACCACTATCAACCATTTTTTTATAAAATTGTTCTACCAATTGTTTTGTTGGCTGCACTATTAAAGTAGGTAAATCTAAATAATTAATTAAACTTAACATTATAACAGTTTTACCTGAACCTGTTGGTGCTACTACTGTTCCAAATTTTTCTCTTAAACAATTTTCAACTACTTTAATTTGATAATCTCTCAAAATAAAATTACCTACATTTTTTATCTTCTCTCTATCAAATATTTTTAATTCTCTCCTTGGTTTTGTATAAAAAACATTACCTATTCTATCTATAATAAGTTTTAAATATCCGAAATAAGTATAATATTTACCTTCATTCTCATTATAAAATAACATTTCTACTTTTCTTTCAGATTTCTTATCTTCTCTATTTAATAATGCCTTTAACATATCCAATTCATAATTACTAACTTCATCAAAATATAAAAGTCTTCCTTTAAGAGATACTTTCATTGATGTCCTCCTTAAATCTTACTATATCATAATCATAACTCAATATTCCTTTAGGACATTTTTCTATACATATTCCACAACCGATACATATTGTTTGCCTTATCACAAATTTATATTCAAATACATTTATAGCATCAACAGGACACAACTTTTCACAAATCTTACATTTTAAACATAAATTACCATCAAGTAATTTAATCATTATTTATCTCCAAATACTCAAGCAATTTCTTTTCTTCGTCTGTTAATTCAGTTTTTTCAAATCCAAATTTTTCTTCATACTTCCATAAATCTTTAATAAGTTTTGCTTTTGATAATGGAGATATATTTACAAATCTTTTATAGAATAAATAAGCAAACAAAGGTAATAATTCAGGATTCTCTTTAATTTTCTTTTTAAACTCATTATAACCTCTAAACTTTAGGTTATAGTCACCATATTTAAATATACTCCAAGCACCAGACTGCTGAATTATTTTGTATTCTTTCAATTGTTCAAATATACTTCTTAATTCATCTACACCTTTTTCATTGTTAATAAACAATTTAGCAGTCATTCTTGGGATAAACATTTGATTTTTCTCTGTTTCAAGTTTAACAACAATTCCTTCTTCAATTTCTAAATCACCTATTTTAGTAGTAACTTTAGCATCTCTTGATATTTTTACTCTAATCGGTGATATATGCTTAATATATCTACCTTTAGGTGTTCTTAAACCTCTACCTGTTTGTAAATTATCTCTTACTTGATTAATGAGAATTAATTGAGATTTAGAACGATATATTTTATATGACAATTCAGTTAATTTACCTGCTATAATAGCAGCATCTTTTGCACCACTATATCCCTTACCTTCATTTGTTTTTGACATCAAATTAGCAATTGAATCTAATACAATTATTGTTTTCTTTCCTTCAAGTGCATTACTTTCAAGTCTTTTTGATAAATCATCAAATATATCTTCAATAATATTACTTCTAATAATTTCAACTCTATCTTTTTCTATTCCACTATTATAAATAATATAATTAAATCTTTTTTCATCTAATTTAAATTCTGCATCTATATAAATAAATTCTGAATTTTCAAAATTATTTAAAAATTTAGTTGCTAAATATAAAGCAAGAGTTGTTTTTGAACCTCCTTCAGAACCAAAGAATTCCATTATTGATGGCACAGGAATACCTGCACCACCAATAATTATATCAAGTAATGGAATTCCTGTTTTATAATAAGCATCAATTGTTTTACTCATATTATCCTCCTATTACTGCTTGTTTTATCCAACTATCAACTACTTCCTTATCTTCATTAACAATCAAATCTTTAAAGTTATCACACATATAAGCATATTCACAAAACTCACATTTATCATTATTATCACTACCTAATCCAAAACAAGCAATATATTCAGATGGAATATTTATTCCTGTAACATCAGTAATAAGTTTTGCTTTTTGTGGTAATGTCAATTCGTATCCATAAAAATCTAATACATCTCCTGATTGAGATACTTTATTTATTTGAATATTACTATCTTGTTTTTCTTCTCCTGCTTTTCCACGCCAATAATCAAATTTTTGCTCTAACTTTTCAAGTGCTTCTTTAATTTCTTCTTCTGCTGGTGGTTTAATATATTTATTAAGTGGAACTATCTTATCTTCAATACTTGGTAATATATCAACAATTGATATTGTTTGTCCTATTGTTCTTGTTAATTGTCCACCATCTGTTTTTCTGATAAGAATTATCTTTTTACCTTCTTCAGGGTGGTCAAGAATAATGCCTTCATTCATTAACGCCATATATTCGTCCATAAATACTTTCGTAGTTGAAAATATATACGGCGTATCTTCTACCATATTACCATTAACTTTCAATACATACAAAAGAAGTCTATCTTTAGGCAGAAGTTTTCCTTTCTTTTTCCAATCAATATCTTCTGCTGCACGAATAGCATCACATATAGGACAAGGTTCTCCAAATGTTTTCATACAAGTTATAGGTCTATCTGTAATTCCCCAGTGTTGATAATGCGTCATCGCAGTATTAGCATTAATAGGTAGAAGTCTAATTGAAACTCTACTACCTTCTTTGAGTGGAATTTTAAGCCATTTTACTGATGAACTGCCATTCTTACCTTTAAACTGATTTAATAGATTTTGAATCCAATTTTCGTCTCTTGTTATCATTATATCCTCCTTAAAAAGTTTTAGGTTGTTTGATTGTTAAAAATTCTATTTGATTGTCAACTTCTACATCTAACATTTTTTCTGCAAATTCCGATAATTGAGAAAATACTTCATTAATATCTTCTCCTTCATCTATTTCTGCACTTAATGATATATTTGCAGAAACAGAATTGTAATCAATTGATACTTTAATTCCTTTACTAATAGAAATTTCCTTGAGCTTCATCGCTCACCTCCAATTATGTTATTACTAAATATAATCCTTTTGATTAATTAGTCAACTCTATTTCAGGTCTATTCCAACCAACTCCTTTTACTTTACATTCATTATAATATGCAGCTACAAGCTCAAATGCCTTATTTCTTTTTCCATAACAATTCAAGTCAGCAGTAGTGAATACATCTGATTTAACTACATTAAGATTAACTTCATCATCTACAAGAGTAATTCTTAAATTAATAGTATCTCCATTAATGTCTTCTATAAAGAAGATAGGTGCGATAGAACGCATAACATTAATTAGTTTAGCCAAATAACTTCTAAAAATAACAATGCTTGTAGGCATTTCTCTTTCTATAAAAATGTATTTATCTACTTTATTAACTATTACTTCTTGTCCTTCATACAAATAACGCTTACCTAAAATAGGAATTAATTTTTTCTCTTCTTCTGGATTTTCTATTAAGTTAATTACATAAGCATCACTTGGAATATAAAAAATCCTTTTATTTCCAGCATAAAAAAATGGAATAAACTTTGTTATCATCACTACCTCCTTCATATGCGTCCTTGTTGTATTAAATATAATAAACCTTTAACTAATTTATCTGCTTGCTTTACTTTATATTTTTTCCTTTTATATCTTTCTAATCTCTTCTTATTTATATATTGAAACCACCTAACTTTATCTTGCTTTATTTTATTATACCACTTCTTAAATGCCTTTCTTCTACTTTCTTTATTTTTATATACTCTCTTTTTAAAACATTCTTTGCATACCCATTCATATCGTTGTCTATATGAGTTATAATAAAATTCAGATAAAGGTAACCATTTTCCACAAGATGAACAAAACTTTCTCTGTTCCATTTTAATTCTCTATTTTTCTTGCTATTACATCTACAAGAGATAAAATAACTTCTTTCAATCTCTTATCATTTATATAAGGCAACATTGATGTTAGTGCTGCATATAGCAAATGTAAATCTTTCACATTATTAACATCTACATACAAATATACATCGGCATAATCATTATCACTATTATTAACATCATCAATAGTAACTATATTACTTACAGAAGTATCAACACCAACTTCTACTTCTTCAATTTGTTCCTGTTCTTTTTTATTGCTTTCTTCTCCTTGAAATTTATCTTTATTCTTATTCATTCTATTACTAATAGTTTTTAATACTGCTTCCATACATTCTTCACATACTTCAAAAGTCTCTTTAGCATCAATAAAATCAAGATTTATTTTATATACTTCATCTATAAACTTTCCACAAACATCACATTTATATACTTCTACCTTTGCCATTTTTAATTCCTCCTATTCAGTTTTTTAAAAAGATGACAGGCAGGATTTACCTGCCTGTCTGCCAGCGACTGCAAACCATCAAATTCTTTAGAGAGGTAAGAGCTGAGGAGTAGCGCCAATCCCAAAGAAGCCTTCTATAAATAAATATATTACTCATTGTCTGATTTGTCAACATCTACACAATCCAATTGCCTAATTTTAAATTCATTTTTCTTTTTATCATTCCAATTACTCACTTTAGTATACCAACCTGTAACTCTTGTAAAGTAATCTACATTTTTACTACCACACTTCATACATTTATCAACCTTTCCAAACATTGTTTCGCCACAATCATTACACATTGTATAAATAGGATTAAATGTATAATAATAAACTCTCTTTCTACCTGCAAATCTAATTATTTGCTTAACAGTTTCTTGTTTAGGAATATTACCAACAGGTAAGAATGTAACTGTTCCACCATTACAATACTCATCTACTTCACCTGCAAACTTCAATCTTGTATAAACATCTTCATTTTTCCAGAAAGGAATGTATTGTGTAGATAGAGGAATATGCGTATCTGATAATACTGCACCTGCATTTTCTGCTGGAACAAGCTCTACGCCGTAAGGCAATAAATCTTGCTTTGACCATTTATCTGTTTTTTCTCTGATAAATTTAGCTATTTCTTTTTCCCATTTTAACAATGCATCTTTATCTTCTTCACTACCTGCTAATACTACTGCACCTTCATATAGTCCTATAATTCCAACAGTAGAGAAAAACATAGTATCTAAATCAAACCAACCACCTTTTTCTACTGTATCATATTTCTTACATCTAAAGTAAGGCAAAACACCTTTTTCTATCTCTTTATGCATTATCTTTCTATGTGCTTTAAGTAAAGGATATACTACATTTTCAAGAATATCATCAAGTAAAGCAAAACCACCTTTTTCAAGTATTTTTGGAATATTAAGAGAAATAACTCTATGAGAGCCTATTTGTGCATTAGCAGTTCCAAGAGAACCTATTTTATGCTTTGTAACTTCTTGAATAAAAGATAAATCGTTCCTCAAACGGCAACAAGTAGAAATCGCCTTAATATCACCATAATTATGATAAATATACCATAAATGAGGATATGTAGATGCCAGCTCAAGATAATCTTCATCTAACACATTACCTTCTTCATCAAAAGAAATTTGCAAGGTAACCACTGGAAATGTCCATGGGCGACCACCATTTCTTGGTCTTTCTGTAAATTCATCAATAAATAATCTTTGAACTCTATCTACTTCAGGTATCTGCTCATCTGGAACATCAAATAGTCTTTTAAGCGCAGGTTTATCAAAAATATTAATATTGACAAATGGAGAACCGTCTACTTCTCTAATATCATCATTAATAATATGCATAAACATCTGTATAAGTTGTTTTACTTCTTTATCAGATAAATTTTTAGTGAAATAAGATAATTCTATAAGAAAATCAATTGGAGTTATAGCTCCTGCAAACACTTGTGAAAGATTATGAATAAGCATAGCTACATGGTCTACAAATACATTAGCGTGTTTTGCTGGAGATTTAGGTTCTGGAGATATAGGCAATCCAAATAATCTCACATTTTTTGTTTCAAATGCAAAACAATAAGGTTTAAATACTTTTCCAGAGCCTGCATCATGAATATAAATTAATTTACTTTCTATGTATTTTTTATATGCTTCATCAATATTTTTAAATCCTGCTTCTTCAAGCATAAGTTTGATACCAAATTCTTTCATTTCATTGCCCCATATGTAATTCTTTAAAAGAGTAGGGCGTGCAATGTTATTATTTGCATTTGCATCGTTTTTATCATTTACATACGCACCATCAAGAAAATCGTGAAATCTCTGTTTCCACATTTTATATTGTTCTCTGCTTACATACATTTTATACCCCCAATTTAGATTTTATAGATATATTAATTGTCCATCTTGTGTTATTTCTACTTTTGCTATTACATCAATACTTGGAAAATACAAATCTTTTATGTTTTTATCTTTTTTATTATAAAAAGGTTTTCCACATAATACTGCGTCAAAGTATCTCTGCATTTCTGGATACTTATTATAGAATATATCTTGTATCTCATCTACTTCTGCACCTGTATACCAAATAACTTTCAATAAATCAGAAAATAATTTAAATTTATCTTTTATATCTTTTACAAAATTAAACCAATTCTCTAATTGAAAATAAAAATCACCACCTTCTCCTATTATTGTTACAGGTGCATTATTAAATAATAAATCTTTAATTATATCATAATAATCTTCAGGAGTCACATAATATCCTTGATTAAAATTCCAAGTATTTTTAGAATGGCAATATTTACAATCCCACTTACAACCTGCTGCATAGAATACAATAGCAGGATTATGATATAATACATCGTCCTGCAAATTCATAACTTCAACAGATACTACTTTTATTTTATTATCAGCCATTACTTTTCTCCTTGTGCTAAATTAAGAAATTTGTAAACTACTTTTCTTGCTTTTCTTGTATAATGCCTATCTATGTTCTCTACTCTATGATATAAAGCTATATATTCTGCTAAAGATTTAGGGTATTTTCTATAAACATAAATGTATCTGCTTATATTAACTAACCATATTCTCAATGCTGTATATGCTGCTGCATAATTATTGTGCTTTATTTGATTGTATGAATACTTTACATTAAGTTTGTTTAATTGTTCTCTATTCCAGTAATAAGTATTTATTTGGAATATTGATATATCATTTTTGTTATAAAATCCTTGCTTATATTTAAATTTTGACTCTATATATGCTATCGTATAAAGTCCTGTTTTATAATACTTTCTCAAATAAGAATTAATATTTTTATCTTTAAGAATAAAACAATAATTCTTGTTATAATTACATACATCATCTACTGCTTTTTCAAAAGACACTTGATTGATTACTTTCTCTATTGGCTGTGCTTGTGAATTTGAAAAAAGAAACAAGATTGCCATTATTATTAGTAATAATCTCACCAAGATTTCCTCCGTCTAAAGTTTAAATGGTAATATTAAATATAGTAAAAAATTATATTTTGTCAATATTAAGCTGCTGCTAACTCATCTATCAAATCTATTGGAATTGCATTTTCATTAAGTTTAATTAATGTATATCGGATTAAACATCTACCTGCAATTATTCTTGCCAATAAGTATTCTTTTATTTCTTTTTCTTGTTCATCATTTAACAATCCAAATACATCATTTGAAAGAATTATAAGAGTTGCATATCCTTCAAATACATTTATAACAGGTAATAATTCAGATGCTTTTTCTGTAAATAATTTAACTATGTCTGTAAGTAAATCTTCTACTTTTCTATCTACTATGTAAAGTAAATTAACAAGATATGCTATTACACCTATTGCTTTATTTGTTTTTATTAATTTCTTTTTAAAGTAAAATGATTTATTAGTTACTGCTTTTGCTATGTTTACTGTAGAATTAAGATATGTTTTAAATTTATGTTTAAGTGTAAGATAGAGTGCATTATTCTTTCCTTTTCTTATTTCTACTACTTCTGAATAATTATCATTTATAAAGTTTACTATCATATTCCAAGTTTTTGCACGAACACCTGAACGATAATCTGTTGGTATGTAATCACTTATCTTTATTTCTACTTCATTATTTTCATTAGGATTTTTCTTTAAAGCATCAGAAATCATAATAAGTAATTGTTCTGCATAAAACATAATTGGTAAAGAACCGATATATGCTTCATACTTCTTTGCAAATAAATATCCAATCTCATCAGGAACATCTATATTCCAATTCCTTGCTATTTTAACAAATAGAAATCCAAAATACTGAGGTGATAAACAAGGTTTTTCTACTTTTTTTCCTAATGTTGTTTTTCCTGTAAATTTATAAAAATAAGTTACTTCACCTGTATCTTGGTCTATATATTCACCATCTAACTCTACACCTTGAACATATTTTCCTAATTGTCCTAAATGCCTTATTGCATTCTCTGATTGAAACCATACACAATCTGTATCTGGATAAGTAAATAAATCATAAGTGCTTTTTTCATAAGGAGATATTCTGATATTTACCCATCTTTTATTTCCTCTGTTATACACTATAAATTCACTATTTTCTTTTATAACTTCTCTTTTTTTTAACTCATTAGCTAATATTTTACACATATTTTCAAATGCTAAAGTCGGAGTTTTTCCATATCTAACTTTAAAAAGGTTCGCAGGTAATTCTTTTAAATCTCTAATAAACTCATCTAAAGTAAAATTTTCAAAAGAATTAAATTTTTTTGAAAAATATTTAAAAGAATTATCTAAAAGCTTATTGTTAAATTTAATATTTGTAGGAATTTCTGATTGAGTTATCTGTTGATTTTCAATGTATTTATAAGAAAGTAGAGAGAGAGATGATATTATATTATTATAGATATAGGAGAGAGAATACTTCTTATCAGACGCAAAAGAAGAAGAATAATTTTTAGCATAATATATTTGATTTAAATCATATTTATAAGATTTTTTAGAATTATTTGAATTATTGTTAGAATTTTTAGAAGAATTATTATTGTTAAGAGATTGTGTTTCAATGTATTTATAAGAAAGTAGAGAGAGAGATGATATTATATTAGTAATATTAGAAGAAGAATTTTTAGGAATATAGAAAACAGGATTAGGAGAAGAAATAATATATCTGGATTTATCATATACATTTATATCAGCATCTATTAGTTTAGAAATTTCTTTTAATTTAGAGAATAGTAATTGGATACCTGCCATATTATCATATTTAGTATTTTTATCATTTCTTTTTTGTTTATCTATGTAGAGAAGTAAATAAATATGAAATCCTAAACCAGATTTACTTATTTGTATAGCATAAGAGTTAGGAAATATAGATAAGAATTCTTGTAGAATAGGTAGTTTTTCTTCTTTCCATTTTTGTATGTATTCAATAGGTTTATTTTTAAAGTCTATATCTATGCAAGTATAAATAGAAGTATTAGGAATTATGTAAGCATTAATTCCTTTTCTTTTACTATCTTTCATTGGAAAATATGTAAATGCAGGAACATAAGTGTAGTTAAGAGAATTAAAGTTTAGATTAGCAACCATAGACTTTAAAAAGTGAACAAAAGAAAGATATTTTTTTGTTATTACTTTAGATACATTTTTATTATATTTTAATCCTTTTTCAGTTTTAGTTATTTTTATAAGAGCTTTTCCTGTGATGAATTTATGGTAATTAGAAGTATCAATACTTGACAAATCTGTATTATGGTCTATAATTATATATGTAGATTGAGTTAATGTTTGAACCATCTTCTTTATCTCCGCGTTAGGTGCAGCCTTCTTGGCTGTGCCTTCTTTTTTTACATCAACATTTCTCATTTTGCACCTCACAAAAAGGTTGATTTTTATTTCTGTATGACTTAATTTATAACTAAACATATTATAGTCAAGTGTTGGAGGAGTTAATAATGGATTATTCTGATGTAGAATTCCGAGAAGAAATAGAACAAAGATTAATTAGAAAAGCACATATTGGAAAAACATTTATCGGCAGGCATTCTAAAAAGTATTCTGATGATGTTAGCGATATAGATTACACTTCTTATAATGATTTTCTCAAACAAGTAGGATTAGAAAAACAAGAATTATCCTATTGTGATTTTAAAGAATATATTATTTTGCCACCGATTTCTTATTATAATCGTAATACAAGATTAAAAAAGTTTGATAAAGAAAAAAATTGTTATGTAGAAATTCCTTATGAAAAAATGACTGAATATGAAAAAGAATTAGTTAGATACTCTGATATTAGAAATTTTAAGCAATCGTTTCTTATAGAAGACATTAATAAAAGAGTAGAGCAGAAAGAGAGTTTAGAAGAATTAAGACAAAAATTAAAAATATCTATAATTCCAATGTCTTTAGTAGATATTGATAAATCAAGAATTTATAGATTGATAAATAATCAATTAAAGAAAATTCCTTTACCTTTTATGGCAGCAGAAGAAGTTAGTTATGTTTGTAAACATGATAGAGAGTTATATTCAACTGATAAACCTTTTCTAAAAAAATATTTTCAAGCATTATCTGATTATCAAAAATGTAAAGAGAAATATAAAGATGATAGTGTATTTTATGAATATGAAAATAAGTTTGCAGGAATTAAAGAGATATGGAGATTTGATAGAGATACTTGTGATATTTTAGTTGAGTATATTTATACTAAACCTAAATATTTTGAAAACAAGAAAGTTAAAAGAGAAATAAAGAAAAATGGAAGTGCTATTTTTAGAGAATTTGTTGACAAATAAGTCAATAGGAATTATATTTAATTATAGACAAAACAAATTTAAAGGAGGAAGTTATGAGAAAGCTAATTACAGGATTAATGGCAGTAGCACTATTTATTCCATCAACATCATTTGGAGTTACTAAACAAGAACTTGAACAAACTAAAAAATCTTTTACGAAAATGACAATTTCTGCTTATGAACTTGGTTTTCAAACTGCAAGTAACTATATTTGCCACAATACTGCTGCAATGTTGAGAGATGAATATGCCGATGTTCCAGATAAACAGCAAAGAAATACAATTAATAAAATTATTGAGATTGTAGAAACATCTTGTGTTCTTGGCGTATACGATAGAAAGAACTTTGGATATGAGAAACATAAAAAAGATATTATAAAAGCAATAAATAAACAATTTGAAGTTATGGAAAATCAAGTAGGAGGAGATAAGTAATGAAAATACTATTTGTAGGAGATATACATTTTAAATATTTATCACAGATACCTGTGTTTTCTAAAGCAGATGAAAGAGGACTTACTTTAGAACTAAAAAGAGCATTAAATTCTATTGATTTTGTTTGTAACACTATCGCTGAATACAGACCAGATTTAGTAGTATTGCTTGGCGATGTTTTTCATTCTCTTAATGTTACTCAAAATATAGTTATTTCTGCTGCTATGGATAGGTTGTGGAAATTGTATAGTGTAGTTAAAGAAGTTGGAAGTGAATTATATGTATTGAATGGAAATCACGATTACATTAATAAAAATTATAGTATGATTGATGTGTGTCCTGCACATAGGATTATAAAAAAATTCTATATAGAAGACAATATTTTGTTTGTCCCTTATTTTGAGCCTGAAGTTGATATGATTAATTTTATTCACAAGAATTTGTATAATGACGAAATTAAGTATATAGTAACTCACGCAAATATAAATGGATTTAGATATAATAATGCAAAAGAAGTTACTAATGGTGTTCATATAACAGATGATGTTGATAAAGTTATTATTTCAGGACACATACACATTCCACAATTTTCTAATAATGTTATTTATGTTGGTTCGTTATATCAGAATTCAATTTCAGAGTTTTCTGAAAAAGGAAATGGTGTAGTTTTGTATGATACAAAATATGGAAAGTATAATTTTTATAGAAATTACTATGTTAAACCAATTAAAAAGTTATATTTATCAAGTGTTAGAGATGTAGAAACTTTGATTGATTATAGTGCTGTTAAGATTATCATAGATGTTGATTTAGATAAAGACCAAGATTTTAAAGAGTATTTTGAGTATCTGACAAAATATTTGAAAGAAGTAGGAATTCCTTATTATGTTCAGAAATTACCTGTATTAAAGGAAAAGAAGTTTAAAGAAATTGAGTATGCAGAAGATTATAAAGAAATGTTAAAGAGATATGTAGAACATAAATATTCTCATCTTTATGATATATTCAAAGAACTTATGTTGGAGGATATTAGTAATGATTGATTTGCAAAAAATAAAACTGCATAATTTTTTGTCATTTGAAGATGAGGAATTTTCTTTTCAAGAAGGCAAGTATTTGATACTTGGAAGAAATAAAGATAGTCAAGTATCGTTTTCTAATGGTGCTGGAAAATCATCTTTATTTGATGCAGTAGTATTCGCAATTTATGGAAAAGCAGATAGGAATTATCAGAGATATGGAACAGATGATACCTATGTAGAGTTAGAGTTTATCTATAACAATGATTTGTATAAGATAATTAGGTATTTTAATCATAAGGTATATAAAAATAAACTTGAATTGTATAGAAATGGCGAATATATAACTTTTCATACAAAGAAACAAACACAAGAATTTATTAATAAAATTTTTACATTATCATATGATAATTTTATATCATCAATAATTTATAAACAAGGATTAACTATAAAGTTATCAAGTTTAACACCGTCTAAAAGGAAAGAGTATTTTTCAAATCTTGTAGATGCAAATTTTAGTGAAGTTGAAAAGAATGTTAAATTGAAAGTTAAATTATTAGAAGGAGAAATGGAAGAACTGAAAGAAAAATATAATCTATTAAAACAAGATTTATCATTTTATGAAGGTAAAAAATCAAGTATTTTGGATTATGTTGAGATAGACGATAAACAGGTTCAGATAGATATAGAAAGATTACAAGACGATATTAATGATGCAGAACATTATTTATCTCAATTGAATGAAAAAATAAGTAAGTTGGAAGAAGAGTTTAATATTAAGAAATCTAATTTCACAATGGAACAAGCAAGATATAAGATGGAATTATCTCAATTAAAGAAATTATCAAAAGGTGTTTGTCCATTATGTAAGCAGAAAATTGATAATATTGATTTTATAAGAGATAGGATAAAAACTTTAGAAAATTTAATAAATAAAGAATTTGTTTTTGATAAGCAAGATGAATTAAATGAGCTGAAAAAGATAAAGCAGGAAATTGAAAGCGAATTGCAAGAAAAAAAGAAAGATTTGTATTTGCTTGTAACTAAATATAATAAAAACAAAGAAGCAGTTAAGAAGTTAGAAGAAATAGAAGAAAAATGTAGAGAATTAGAGAGGCAAGTAAAAGAAGTTGAAGAAATTTTAGTTGATAAAGAGTTTGATTATGGTAGATATAAAGAATTTTATAATTTAGTTAAACCATCAGGTGAATTAAGAACGATTCTTTTAATAAATTATATAGATGTTTATAATCAAATATTAAGTTCAATTGTAGAACAATTATTTCCAGAAAATAAAGATATAAAGATAGAAATTGATGATAAAATGCAAGGATTGGTAGTTAAAGGAATTAATTATGATAATTTGTCTGGTGGAGAGAAAAGAAGGCTTGATTTTGCATTTCAGATAGCTTTTAGTGATTTTATATCAATGATAAATAATTTTGATATAAACATTCGTGTATTTGATGAAGTAGCAGATGGACTTGACGAAAAATCTTTATTTAATATATTGAATTATATAAATGACTTATTTGACAATAAAGCAGTTTATTTTATTTCACATAATGAAAATTTAAAGTCATTCTTTTCAGATGTTATTTATGTAGAAAAAGAAGACGGTGTTTCAAAAATTGTGAGGGAATAATGAGCAACAAAGAACAAAAATTGACAGTATTACAAGATTTAGAAGTAAAAGTAAAAGAATTTATGGTTGAATTAGACAGCCTTGAAGATAATGAAGATTTCAGAGATATAACTCAAAGTTTCAAAGTATATGCATACAAATTAACATTAAAAAGATTGTTTTTATTAATAAATATTTTAAAGAAAATTGAAGAGAGACTTGAAATAGAAGTAGAAGCAATAGAAGATGTAAATGAATTAATGACAGTATATAAATCACTTGTGAAAGGAATGGATTTAATTAATTCTCAATTAAGATTTTTCTTTCCATCTAAACTTTCTGAAGAAGTTAAACAAGATGAACAAATTATTTCTGAAATTATATCAGAAGATGGAAATGTTAATACAAAGAAATTGCTTGTATTTAAGATTAAGGATTTATTATCAATAATTACAAGAATTAGAAAAGATATGGATTTATTTGATAGTGGAAGTGTAGATTATTGGAAAGCACAAAATTCCTATCTTGAGCTTACTGCTAAACTTATTGATTATGTAAAAGCATTAGAGAAATTAGAAGAGCAAGAAAATAATCAAGAAGTAGAACTAACAATAGAAGATATTTTAAATGCTTATAAAGAGATTGAAGAATTAGAAGAAAAGGAAATAGAGAAGATAGAAGAAAATTGGAATAAGCAAAGACAACAAATAAAGGAGAATTGATGGTGGATGAAAATATTTATGATAAGTTAGAGTTGGTAATTAATAAATTAGATAAAGCTATTAAGAAAATTGATAATATGATAAATACTGCTGAACGCATTAACAAAAGAATTGATAATATAACACAAGAGTTTGGTGATGATAAATATTATTATACATATAATGTTAATTATGATAGATTGAAGAAAATAAGAGAAGTTAAAATGTCTTCACCTTATGGTATAAATACAAGAGATTGGATTTCATTTATAGGATTTTGAATAAAGGAGATTTAATGTGTTTTCCAAGAAAAATATGGATATACACAGATGCAAGTAAAACAAATCATTCAAATTTATGTGGAATTGCTTATTGTGTAGTAGATAGAAAAGGAATAATATTATGTGAGTATATAGAACAAATACAGAATATAACAGTTAATCAAGGTGAATTAATAGCAATTTATCGTGCTTTAGAATTAGTTAAGGATTATGAAGATAAGATATATAAAGCAATTATAGTGTCTGATAGTTTATATTCTGTAAAAGTATTGAATGGTAAATGGCGATATAGAAAAAACAAATATTTAATAGATGAAATAATAGATTTAAGAAATAGTATAAATTGTAAAACATCAATTGTTTGGATAAAAGGACATTCAAATAATCCTTTTAATGACAGGGCAGATTTATTAGCTAATATAGCAAGGAGTTAAATGTGAGTAATAAAATAGATATAACAGAATTACCTGTTGAAGTGATTGAGAAATTAGTTAATGACCCGGTATATTATGCCAGAATTGTTCACGATTCTTATCTATGGTCAAAGCAAAGAGAGATAGCATTAGCACTTGTAAAATATAAAAAAGTAGCAGTTTATTCTTGCACAGGTTCAGGAAAAACATTTCTTGTAGCTAATTTAGTTAGTTATATGTTAAATACAAGAGATAGTATGATTATTCCAATAGTTAGTCCTAATTTTCGTTCTTGTTTAAGAACTGTATGGCGAAATGTTGTAGATATGTATTATAAATCAAGAATTCAATTAAGAGGCGAAATAACTTCAACGAAATGGCAGATAACAAAAGGAACACATTGGGCAGAAGTATTATCAGCCAGAAAAATTGAAGCATTGCAAGGTTTACATTCTTTATATCAATTTCAAGTGCTTGAGGAAAGTTCAGGAATAGAAGATTGGGTTATAGATGCTTTAGATGGAAATATTACAGGTGGTATTAATTATAGATTGATGATAGGAAATCCTTTAAGACCTGAAGGTGAGTTTTATAGGACATTATTTAATCCATCATATTATAAAGTAAGAATATCTGTTTTTGATACGCCTTTATTTACTAATGAAATTAATGAAATTCCAGAAAAATATGCTAAAATTTTAAGAAAAGTTTTACCTACACCTGAATATGTAGAAGAAGTAGAGTTAAAATATGGAAAAGATAGTGCTTATTATAAAGCAAAAATTCTTGGAATATTTCCAGAAGAATCAGATATGGGAATGTTTAATATAGCAGATATAGAATATGCAATGACAAATAAAAATGTGAAAGAAAATGAAAATGAGATTTATATAACAGCAGACATAGCATCTATGGGTGATGATGAAACAGTTATTTGCGTATGGAAAGGATTTAATTGTGTTGAAATGGTTACATCACAGAAAAACGATATAATGGGTGCAGTAGGATTGATAAATAATATAGCAAAAGAATATAAAGTAGATATAAACCAGCATAATTCTTATATAATAGTTGATGCAACAGGTGAAGGTCGTGGTGTAGCAGATAGATTATTAGAACTTGGTTATACAAATGTATATCCTGTTAACTTTTCTCAAAATGCTTTAGAAAAAGAGAAGTATGCAAATATAGCTACTGAGATGTTTTTCCATTTAAGGAATGTATTGAGAGATAGATTAATTAAACTACCTTATGATGATAAACTTAAAAGACAATTAATGTCTATTAGTTATGATTTTGATAGTGAAGGAAGATTTAAATTAATACCATTTAAACAATTAAAGAAAGGAAAATTAGGTGAAAGCCCAGATAGAGCTGTAGCAGTAGCATTGAGGTTTTGCCCTGTTACTATGGCTGTTGGAATTATTTAATAGTTGACATTTTTATCTATTGACATATTATTAAAGTGTATAATAATACATTATATCATATTAGCAGGGGCGGTATCAGGACACAGGACATTACCAACCGTCCTGTGAATGGGAGTAGACCCCTGCCTACTCCCGTCCTGATACCGAAATCAATATTATAAGAGGTATAGAATGAAAATAGAAACTTCTGATTTATATAATAGTGGAAGTGAGATAGGTTTAAAAACTATTGATTGGATTTTCAATTTAAGTAGGAGAGAAAAAGGATTAGCAGATGGAGCAACAAAAAGAGATTTAGTAATTCATGGAAATATCTCTATTGTATATGCTTGTATTACACTGATAGCTAATACAATTGCACAAAATGAATATAAGTTATTTAAGAAAGATAAATTATTAGAAGAAGGAACTAACGATTATATTTATAAACTCCTAAAAAATCCTAATCCTTATATGGATTGGTATGATTTTATTTATATTTTAACTGTAATGATGGAAATTTTTGGAGAGCGATATATTTATATAGCAAGAGATAAATTAGGTCGTCCTGTTCAATTATATCCAATTCCATCTTTTATGATAGAACCTGTATTTGATAAAAAGACAGGTCTTGAAATAATAGGATATAAAGATTTAACAGACCCTACTGATAGTATTAAATGGACACCTGATGAAATTATTTATGATTTTATTCCATCACCTGAAAGAATAAATCGTGGCGAATCACCTTTATCTAAAGTTTTACTTGAATTTGATATACATTATTTTGCTAAAAAATATGCAAGGAATTTTTATAGGAATGGTGCAGTTCCACAAGGTATTTTAACAACAGAAGAGAAGTTATCTCCAGCACAAGCAGATTTACTTGAAAAGAGATGGAAAGCAAAGCATCAAGGAGTAGAAAAAGGATGGGAAATAGCAGTATTATGGGGTGGATTAAAATATCAGGAATTATCAATAAATCCAAATAATAAAGATTTTATAGAGCAATCAAATTGGACAAGGAATGATATTTTATCTGTATTTAAAGTTCCACCTTTTAAACTTGGAATTACAGAAAATATAAATAGGTCATCAGCACACGAACAAAATGTTATTTTTGCAAGAGATTGTATAAAACCTAAACTTGTTAAATTACAATCATTATTTAATAACAAAATATTACCTAAATTAAAAGCTGATGAATATAAAATAGAATTTAAAAATCCTATTCCAGAAGATGAAGAATTACAAGTTCAAAAAGCAAAAGTAGGTTTAACTTTTGGTGTATTAACAGTTAATGAAGCAAGGAAGTTACTTGGATTTGAACCTTTAGAAGATGAAATAGGTGAACAATTAGTTCCTGCACTTAATCACCCTATTGGAAGACCTACTCAAAGTGATGAAGGAACAGCAGTTCAAGATGCTAATAAAATATTACAAGAAATATATCAGATAGATAAAGCAATAAATAGTATGATTGGAGAATAAATGAGTTATGTATTAAAAAGCAAAGAAAGAGAATTATGTATGGCTGTTTATTTATCTTTATCACCGATTATAAAAGATTTTAATTCTAAACTTCGTGGTTATTTTTCAAGACAACAAAAGGAAGTTATAAAAAATATTAAAAATGATAATGTTTCTTTTTATACTTTTTATGATAGAGATAAATATATTAGTGATTTTGTAAAACTTTATTCAGAACAAATAATAAATATTTTTAAGAAAGCATTAAAGAGAGCATCAGCAGAAAGTGATACAGAATATTCAGAAGATATATTAAAAATGTTTGTAGAGAAATATATATCAGAAACTATTAATACAATATCACAAGAAATTGATGTTACTACTATAAAAAAGCTGAATAGATTATTTCAACAATATTCAGTAGGTGATATAACAAAGGAAGAATTTATAAATCAAGTTAATGATTATTATAATTCAGATTGTAAAGGTTGGCGTTCTAAAGAAATAGCTTTAACAGAAGTCTATCGTGCATATAATTTTGCATATTTTACTTATATGGTATTACAAGGATATGTTTGGAAGAAAATAATTGCTTGTTTTAATTCGCCTTACTCAAAAACTAAAAAAATAAATGGACAAATTAAATTTTATTTAGAGCCTTTTGTAATTCCAGAAGATAATATTTCTGGACAATTCCCTCCGCTTCACCCTAATTCAAGAGCAATTCTTATTTGCTTAAAAGAGAATATAAATACTTGACAATTTTAAAAAATTGTATATAATTTAATTCAGAGAATATAAAATTATTAATTTATCATACAAATATAATTAGTGAGGTTAAAATGCAAAAAAGCCTGAATAAATTTACTTATCTAAAAGAAGTAAAATCAACAGAAGATGGAAAAGGTGTTTATTATTTTATAGCATCAACTGAAGATGTAGATAGAGACAGAGATGTAATGATTGTTAATGGCATTGATACTACTAATTATGAAAAATCTCCAGTTATTCTTTTTGCACATAATGGTAGAGATTTTCCTGTTGGTAAAGCAGTAGATATTAGAAAAGAAGATGGAAAACTTTTGGTTGGAATTGAATTTGCAGATACAGAAGAAGGACAAAAAGTAAAATATCTTGTAGATAATGGATATATGAAAGCAGTATCTATTGGATTTATAGCTAAAGAAGTATATTCAAAAGATGGTTGGTTTGGTGAAAAATTTGATGTATTAAAAGAAAAAATGCCAGAATGGTATGAAAAGAATAAAGAGAAACTTTTAATAGCAGATAGAGTAATAGCTAAATCTGAATTGCTTGAAATTTCAGTAGTTCCTGTTCCAGCAAATCAAAATGCTTTACTTGTAATGAGAAGTAAAGGAATAGATAATATTTATTCTTTGAGTTGTGATGAGAAAGGAAAAACGATTTTAGTAGATATTCCAATGGAAGAAGATGTTATAGAAGTTAAAAATGCAGTAGCATATTCTGCACATCCAAAGAATATGAAAAAAGATGAAACAAGTGCTTGGGATAAAAATAAAGCAATTGAATCATTAAGAAAATGGGCGTCATCTGATGGTTCTGGTGATAAGGATAAGATAAGTTGGGTTAAATATAGAAAAGGATTTGGTTGGTATGATGCTAATGTAATAGATAACTTTACAAGCTACAAACTACCACATCACTGGGTAGAAAATGGTGATTTTTATGTTGTATGGCGTGGAGTAGTTGCAGCAATGGCAGCATTGTTGGGAGCGAGAGGGGGTGTTGGTATACCTGCTGAAGATAAAAAATCTGTATATAATCACCTTGCAAAACATTATAAGAATGATTTTGACAAAGAACCACCTGAATATAAAGAAGCAGGATATACACTTAAAGAAGCAATGGAATTATTTGATGATGATTTAAAAGAAGAATTTATAAAACTTTATGAACCTAAAGAGCTTATTAAAGAGATTTCTGATATACTGGGGGAAACTATGGAATTAAAAGAAACTCTTGAGAGACTTCAAAAAGAATATGAAGAACTTGAAAAATCTCTAAAATCTGTTGAAGAAAAATTAAATTCTTTATTGGAAAATAAAGAAGTAGAGAAAGAAGATATTAAAGATAACTCTAACGAAGATGAAAAATCAGCATCTCCTTCTGAAAAAGAAGTAGATAGCGATGCTGATGAAGTAGTTAAAGTTAGAGTTAGTGAAGAAGACCTTAAAAAAACAATTTCTGAATTATTTGAAAAACTATTAAATGGGGGTAAATAATTATGGCTGTTAAAGAACTCACTATGGAAGAACTGAAAGAACTTTTTGCATCTACTATAGAGTCTAAACTTAAAGAACTTGGACTTGATAAGGTAGATATTAAGCACGGAATGATACCACAAGAAACAAAAGCACAAGAAGAAGAATTTGAAAAACTTTCTAAAGAAGAGAGATTTAGAGTATTTCTAAAGTCTGTCATTGAGAAAGATTTTAAAGTTGTTAAAGCTCTTGGTGGAACTACAGATTCAGAAGGTGGTTATCTTATTCCTACTGAATTCAGGAAAGAGATTATAGAGAGTCTTATTACTGTTGGTGTAATGCGTCCAAGGGTTAGAGTAATTAAGGTTGCTGAAAGAACAGGAAATATTCCAACTCTTACAAACAGACCTAACTACTCTTGGGGAACTGAAAACTCTGCATTTTCTGAATCTGAGCCTGCATTTGGACAGATTGCTTATGCAGTTAAGAGACTTGATGTATTCTCTGCTATTTCAAGAGAGCTTCTTGCTGATAGTATGATAGATTTAACTTCTATGATTAAAGAACTTTTTGTTGAGTCTTATGCTAAAGCAGAAGATGAAGCTATGTCTGAAGGTGATGGAACTACTATTCCTGTAGTTGGTGTTGGTAAAGATGCTTCTATTGCAGAGCTTGCATTGACTGATGCACTTACTTATGATGACCTTGTAGATGCTTTCTGGTCTTTGAAAGAAGGATATAGGAAGTCTGCTATCTTTATGACTTCTCCACTTGGTGTTCAAGTATTGAGAAAACTTAAAGATGCTAATGGTAATCCTATACTTGTTCCTGCAACACAAGGTGGTGCTCCAACTATCTTTGGAAGACCTGTAATTGAGAACCCTTATCTTGAAGATACTCTTGTTGATCCTGATAAAACTCCAAATTCTGGCGATGAGTATTACACAGCTAAAATAATTCTTGGTGATTTTAAGTATGCTTATCTCTTTGATAGAGGTGAGTTTGGAATTGAAGCTACAAAAGAAGGTGGAAATGCGTTCTTGAATCATCAAATTCTTATTAAGTCTTGGAATAGAATTGATTTTAAGGTAGTTCTTGGTGAAGCATTTGTAAGAGTAACAGGTGTTAAGTAATAATTAATAGGGCAGGTTTTGTGCCTGCCCTATAATTTAATTTGGAGGTAATTATGCCTATATATGCAAGAAAAACAGCACTTTTAGCAAAGCTTGAGACAACATATGGTGTAGATGCTACGCCTACAACTGATGATGTTGTTGAAATATTTGATTTTTCTATTACACCTAATATAGATAAAGTAGAAAGAAATCCATATAGACCTACGCTTTCTCCTGTTGCTGCTATTCCCGGTAAGAGATATACAGAATTATCTTTTTATGTAGAATTAAAAGGTGCAGGTATAGATAGCACAACAGGATTAGCAAAACAACCTAAAGTTGTTGATTTGTTGCAAGGTTGTGGATTTGAATTGACTATTAATAATATAGATAGTAATAATGATGGAACAACTGATGCAGTGGAATATATCTTAAAACCTACTTCTACTGATTTTAAATCACTTACATTTTATGCTTATCTTGATGGTGTTCTTTATAAAGTTACAGGTGCAAGAGGAAATGCACAAATACAAATGGAAGCTAATAATATAGGAAAGATACAGTTTACATTTACAGGATTATTTGAAACTCCTGTTGACGCTGCATTTCCAACTGTAACTATTGAAGAAGTTATACCACCTCTTATTAAGAATGTAAACCTTACTATGGGTGGTTACGCACCTATTCTTTCATCTTTTGAAGTAAATATGAATAATGATATAGTTCAAAGAGATGATATGAATGCTGCTGAAGGGGTGGGTGGTATAGATATTATTGGTAGAAACCCAAGTGGTAGTCTCAATCCTGATATGATGCTTGCAGCAGAGTATGATATTTGGACACAATTTGAAAGTGGAACACCTCAATCTATTGAAGCTACAGTAGGTTCTGAAGTAGGAAATAAAGTTTCTATTAATATTCCACAGGCAGTTTATAACTCTATTAAGATTGATGAGAGAGATAGTATAAGAGTATATACAACAGACTTTACTTGTATTGGAAACGACGATGAAGTTCAAATTACATTTGCTTAATTAATAATAACAATTACTGAATGTAATTTAGCCCCTCTTAAAAGAGGGGCTTTTTTTATTTATACTACTTGACAAATAAAATAATATTATTAATTTAAAGTTGAATATATTAATTGGGGGTTTATGATGGCTTTTTTAAGAGTTAAAGTTAGAAATCCAATAGTTTTTGGTGGAATGATAAAGAAAGTAGGAGATATTTTTGTAGCAAAAGAAGAACAATTAAAAGTATTTGTAGAAAGAGAATTGGTTGAAGTATTAGATAAAATAGATAATTCCATAAAAAAAGTAGAAGAAGAAATAAAGGAAGATTTAGATAAAACTGAAAAGAAGAAAAAAAGAAGTAGAAAGAGAAAGAAAAAAGAAGATAATGGCTTACCTGAAAAAGCAGAAACACAAGAAGTTGATTATGAAAACAAATAAGAGGTGATAAATGGCTGTTTTATCTTTAGATACCTTGAAATTTATGCTTGATATACTTTTAACAGATACAGATTATGATGAATATTTAGATTTTATTCTTTCATCTGCTGAAAAGATGGTAGAGAGAGAGTTAAGTATTTATTTATCATCACAAGACATTACTGTTGATGTATTTGGAACAGATAGTGCTTATTTATTTTTACAATATACACCTATTAATTCAATTAATTCTGTTAAAGAATATGTATATACTGATACAGTTGAATTATCTAATGATATTACAGATGAAGTTTCTATTGTAGATAGTTTGATGGGGATTTTATTAAGAGAACAATCAAATACAATAGGTGTTTCAGCGAAGTTTTGTAAATATAATAAATATGAAATAAATTATAATGTTGGATTTAGTGAAGTTCCAGAAGATTTAAAATATGCTATATATCAAATAGCTGTAAAAATGTATTCCTTAACTGATATTCAAAAATCAGGTGTATCTAAAATGACAACTCCTGATGGAACATTGACTTATGATTTTACTTTAGTTCCTGATAGTATAAATAGTATTCTTGATAAATATAGGAAAAAGATATGATTTATGTTAAAATAGATTTAAGAGAATTAAATAGAGAGATAAATAAAATAAAAGAAGTAAATAATAAGCAATTATTTAAACAAGCGTTAGATGAAACTTTATATAGTATTGCAGAAGATGTTAAAAGAAAAATACAGAATAAGTTTGTAAGGAGAACTGATCTACCACAATCTGAAATTGTTAAGAGTATTAAAGATAAAGTATTTTTTAGATTACCTAAATCACTACCACCACCATTGATAGGAAAAAGAACAGGAAGACTTGATAGATCAATAAAGATTATTGGTGGTAGGTATTTAACACCTAAAACTACTCACGGTATTGCATATGAAGGTAAGAAAGCAAGAATGTCTTATTATATTTATTTAGATAAAGAGATAGCACCTTATGTAGAAGCACAAGAAGATGGTGCAATAATAAGAGCTAAAGGAAGATTTCTTACTATTCCAATATCTCCTATTTCTTATGGAAAATCTCCTACAAGGTTTAGTAATACGATAGCTACTAATAAATTTATTTTTAAGAAAATAAGAAAAGGATTATATCAACCGTTGTATTTATTAGTAAAACAAGTAAGATTGCCAGCAAGACATTTTATAAAGACATCATTAAAAGAAGTAAACATTGACAAATTTATTGATAATCTTAAATTAAAGTTAAGAAATATTTTATAAGGTGAAGTATGGCAGTTAAAACTGATATATTAAATAATTTAGGAAATGCTTTAGCAGGATTAGGTATTTTTAAAAAAGTTAGTCGTGGATTAGAAGCATTAGAGAATTATAAAAAGACAGATTTTCCTATTTGTGTATTTAATTCTTTTAAAACAGAAAAGGAAGAAGTTAAATCTACATATAATCGCCAAGTTCGTAGAATGTATGTAGAAATAGTTATTTTAGATAAGAAAAGGAAAGATTATTTTGATAATCTTGATGATTATGAAGATAAGTTAATAAAATATATTGAAGATTTAATGCCTTATGATTTACATCAGAATTGTTTAACTGTTTTTTATATACAAAGTGAAGAACTTATAAATGATGAACAATTAGATGGATTATTTTTATTGAAAATAACAATTGCAATAGATTATATAGATTAAAGGAGGTAGCTATGAGTGAAGCTACAATGGAATTTGAAAAAGTAGAACTTTCTAACGGAGAAGTAGTGGAAATTAAACCACTTACAGTAAAACAAGCAAGAGCTTGTAAGTTATCTACTGTTATGCGTAATATTATGAAAAATATGGAAGTAGAATTAGATGAGAATGGAAATCCTAAAACTAAATCTATAAGTCCAGCATCTATGATACCTGAAGAAGATGATGTTATTAGAGTTGTTAAAGTAGTATATCCTAAAGTTGAAGAATTGTCTTATTCAGAAGCACTTAATATTTTTTGGAAAATCATAAACAATGAAATGGGAAAATTAATGTGATAAATAAAGCAATTACATTAATAAAAATACATCACAATAAAACTGTAAATTTAGAAGATAAAAGTTATGATTGTATAGAATGCAGAAAAAGAAAGTATTATTTACAGAGAAATTGTGATGGTGGTAATATACCTAAACCAAATATAACAAGTGAAAAAGTAAGATTTGTTGTAGATAAAGGGACAGTATTAAATTATTGCCCCAAAATTCTTTTGTATGATGAAGAAGTAGAAGAGATTTTATCTTTATATGCGTTTTGGAAAAATGGTATGATGCCTTTTGATGGTGGAATATATAATCAACCATATTATTATTATAAAGCTATGATAATGATTAATAATGCTGTTTCTGAAATAGAAGCAGAACAATTAAATAGTGGGGGATAAATAAATGCCTCGTCAGGACAATATTCGTATTCAGATAGAAGGTATAGATAAGTTTTCACAAACTTTAGAGAAATTAGAGAAATCTTTATCTAATTTTGCTAAACAATTAGGTGTTATTAATAAATCTTTTACTAAATTAGTTAATAATCAAATAAATTTACAGAAAAAATTAACTAATATTTATAAAAAATCGTCATCAGAAAGAGTTAAGACTATTAAGAGGGAAGTTAGACAAGTAGAGCAAGAAATAAAAAGAAAGATAAATGTATTAAATAAGATTAATAGTATTGTATCAAAATATTATGGCGGTGATTGGACAGCTAATAAAAGATTGTTAAATATACGAAATGCTTATGTAGGTGAAATAAAACGATTAATGGAAAGTCCAGAATTTGAGAAGTTAGATTCTGCAAGGAAAATGTTAATAAAATTAGATTTTGAAAAAGCGTCTTTCTATGAATATAAAAGGATAATAGATAAGATTAGAAATCAAAAAGTAGTTATAGATACAAAATTAAATACAAAATCTACAAAAGAAAAATTAAGTGAATTAAGAAATATAATAAATAGATTATCTGCACATACTTCTTTAGGTAATTTGGAAAAATCTTTATCTTATTATAAGCAATATGTTGTAGCATTAAAATCTGCTAAAGAGAGTGGATTTATAGATGAAGAATCATTAAAAACAAGTTTAATAACTGCTGCTGCCAAAATAAAGAAGTTAAAAAATCAATTAGGTGTAAGTGAGTTTAAGTTAAAGATTAATTTAGAAAAAAATAAATTCTTAAAAGATGTTGCTTTAGTCAAATCAAAGATTTCTTTATTGAAAAACTCTTTGACTATATCTTTGAAGGAAGGTAATTTAAGTAGAGCATTAGATAAATATAGAGAATTAGTATCTACTTTGAATTTGGCAAAAGATAAAGGAATTATTGATGATAGTAAATTAAAAGCAGAATTATCTAAAGCAGCATTTTCAATAAGGAATTTTAAAACTAAAATAGAAAATGAAAAAATAAAATTAGAAACTAAATTAGATAAACAAAAATTAAAACAAGAAGAAAGAAAATTATTAAATGAATTAAGATCTTTACAGTTAAAAATTAATTCTATGTTAAATAAAGGTATTTATTCACCTTTATCTTCAAAAGAATTAAAACATTTGAATGTTTTATTTAATAGATATAAAGAGTTAGGTGAGTCTTTATCTAAAACAGGGGCAATAGATAGTAAAGTATTTTCAGCAAGATTAGATATTATGCGTAATAAATTAGAGAGAGTTAATAAGACTTTTGAAGCAAGTAAAAATAAATTAATTACTTGGTGGAAACGATTTGGTGAAGTAGCTGTTGGTTTTACATTATTTTATCGTGTAATGCAAATAGCAGAATATGGTATAATGAGATTTACTGATTATTTAAAACAAGTAATAGTTAATTTTGATGAAATGATTAATGTTTCTCAAAGAATGGCTTTAATGTATCAATTTTTTGGTAATGGTGCTTTAACATATGAACAAGCATTAAAGAGAAGTATTAATATTACTAATGCATTCAGACTTGCAATGATTAATTCAACAGCATCTATGCAAGATGTTATTCAAGGTCTTGATGAACTTGCACAGCACGGAGTATTTATTTCTGATACTTCTAAATTAAAAGCATATATTAATTTATTTAATATGATTTCTATGATTGCTACAACTACAGGTTCTTCTGCTATTCAAGTAAGACAGGAAATTCAATCATTGTTTGAAGGAACTAAAAGAGCTGGAAATACTTTAATTAGGTTTGTTAGTAATTTAGCAGCAGCAGGAAAATTACCGAAAGATATAGTAAAACAATTGCAAAATGCAGCTAATGCTACAGAACAACTTGAAATTATAATTAATAAGGTTAATCCTGTAATTGAAAAGATGAATGAAAATTTGTTTAAATTATCAGCAAGTGCTGCGTTTTCAAGAATGCAGAAAATATTTTATCTTTTAGGTGATTTAGGTTTAAGATTAGCAAGTTTAAATAAAATAGGAACTGCATCTCGTAACTTATTTGCTGATGTATTTAATAAGATAACTTCAAAATATATTAATCTTGATAAATTGAAAAAATTTGAACAAATACAACACGAAATTTATTTGACAGAATTAAAATTAAAACAAGCAAAAGAATCTGGTAATAAAGATGAAGTAGATAAATTAAATGCACAATTGGAATCACAAAAAGCATTAGCTGATTCTTTTTATAATAAAATGTATACAGATAAAGGAAAAGAATTAGCTGCTAATTTATCTGTTATATATGAGAGTTTATATAATATATTATTAGCAATGAGTGATACAGTAGTATCTTTGATAAGTAAATTATCACAAATTGTTGCTTTTGTTAGAGTTGTATATAGTTCATTTAAACCTATTATTAATATAGTTGTAAAATTATTAGGATTATTTATATCTATTTATTTAATCAATAAAGCGATAAGAGGTTTGTGGATAGTTTCAGCAGATAGTATTAGGTTGCTGTTAATTCCTGTAAAAAATATGTTTAGTATGTTTAAATTAATTAAAAATGGATTAGCTAAAGTTTTAATTTTTATTTCAAAAATAGGCACAGAAGTAGAATTAACAGCAGAAGGTGCTGAATTTCTTTCTACGGCAATACTTGGATGGGTAGGTGCTATAACTTTAGTAGTAGCTGCTTTATATGAGATAGGTAAAACAATTTGGCAATTACCTGAAGATGCTTTAAAAGCAGGTAAATATTTGGCTTGGAAGTTTGTAGAAGGTATAAATGAAGGATTTGCTTTTTTAAGTAAAGAATCTATTAATTTTACACCACTTGGAAATTTATTTAGAATATTTAAATTGATAACTGGAGTTGATATTGATTTTACTAAACCAGTTAGAAAGTTTTTTACTAATTTTTATAAACAAAATGCAGATGTAGCAGAAAGAGAATCAAAGAAATATGAGAAAAGTTGGAATATATTTATCAATAGATTAAAACAAAATGTTATGAATGATATTGATGGATTAATTACTTTAGCAGAAAAGTTATTGGAAAAAGTTCCTATTATAGGTGATTTTATAAAGAAATTAAAAGGATTAAAGAAAGAATTAACATCAGTAACAAAAGGATTGACTCCATCACCACAAGGATTGCCGACTGGTAGTGGTAATATAACAAAAACATTTGATCAGATAATACAGTCTTTGACTGATTTTTATGATAAATATAAAAATATTTATACGGAAATGAGTGATTTAGGTATTGATAAATTATTTGGATTAACAAAAGAAGGTGTTTTAAATAAAATTAAATCTTATTATACAAAAGCAAGGAATGAGATATTAAAACAAATAAAACAAACAAAAGATAAAGTAAAAAAAGAAAAATTAATTATACAATTAGCAAATCTTGATTTGGATTATAAATCTTTTATGTCTAAATTAGACGACGCATTGCAGAAAATAAAAGATAAAATAAGTAAAATATCTTCTATTTTATCTACTGAAAAAGGATTATTTAATAATTTATTTAATTTAAATATATCTAATTTTGCAGGAATTAATTTATCTCAATTAAAGGAACAGATAAATAATTATTATGACCAATTAATTTCTTATTATCAACAAGAAATAGACAAAACAAAAGATGTTTTAGAGAAAAAGAAATTAGAATTACAAATTGTTGCAACTAAATTTGAACAAAAGCAGTTTAATGCAAAAACATCTGGATTTGCTACTTTCTTCAAGAATTTGATAAACAATATTAAAAATCAATTTAATAAGATAAAAGAATCTACAAAAGATACTAATTTGTTACAATCTTTACAGCAATTAGAAGAATTAAGAGATAAATTGCAGAAAGCAATAATTCAAGCAAAATCAGGTAAAAATGTAGATTTTACAATATTTAATGTGAAAGATTTACAAGAAGCACAGCAATTATTACAGCAAGTAAATAAAGAAATAGATAATACTAAAGAGAAAACAAAAGGTGCTAAAGCATTCTTTGATGAATTCCAGAAATACTTTAGTGATTCATTTATTAAAGTTCAAGAAACACAGGCATTCACACAAGCTGCTACTGATATGATAAGTTCTTATATAACAAATACAGCTAATTTAATATCAGGATTATTAAAAGGTGAAGCGAATGCATTTCATAATTTTGTATCTGGATTATTAAATGATATGATTAGTTTAGTTTCAAAATTAATAGCTAAATTAATGATTATAAATACATTGAAATGGGCAGGACAGACTTTTGGAATTGATTTTTCATCTGTATTAAAAGTTTTAGGTGCAGCAAATGGTGGAGTATTTAAAGGTGGAATTCAATTTTTCGCAAATGGTGGAGTGGTAACTCAACCTACGATAGGAATAGTAGGTGAAGGTAAGTATAATGAAGCAGTAGTTCCATTGCCTGATGGAAGGTCAATTCCTGTAGTTTTAAAGAATGGACAAACTCAACCAAATGTATATATTAATATAGAGAATAAATCTGGTGTTCCGATAGATGCGTCAAAAACTAATGTAACATTTAATGGAAAAGATTTTATTATACATACTGTGCTTGAAGCAGTAGTTACAAGACCTGATGTTAGAAATACACTTAAATCACAATTGAGGTAATAAATAATGGCTACATTTCCTACATTATCAGTATCTCCTGAAATAGATAGTTGGGAAGATGAAGTATCTTATAATCCTACTATAAGAAGTGAATATGAAGGCGGTTATATATTAACAAGACCAAGATTTACAAGGATTATTCGTAAATGGAATGTAGTGTATAAAGGAATATCAGATACAGAAATGCAGCAAGTTAAAGATTTTGAAAATTCTATATATGTTGGTAGCGATGCTTTTGAATGGTTAAATCCTGTTGATAATGTTATTTATACTGTTAGGTTATTAGAGCCTATAAAATATAAAATGATTAATAATAAGTATTATTGGCAAATATCACTTGTTTTAGAACAAGTGTGAGGTGATAAATGATAAATTTATCAGATATAGCTAAAATAGAGAAGAATAAATTATTTAATAATAATGTATTTATTACATTATTGGAAGTTGATTTATCTCAATGGGATTTAGGTGTAGTTAGAGTATGTGATAATACAGAAGATATTGTTTGGAATGGATATACTTGGAATGCATTTCCATTTGAGTTGGATATAAAACAAGATACTACTAAAGGCGATATACCTAATTTAACAATAAAAGTATCTAATGTTAATAGGTTATTTCAGCAGTATGTAGAAAAATCTAATGGTGCAGTTGGTGCGAAAGTTACATTAAGATTGGTATTATCAAATAATTTAGATAGCACTACTCCAGAAATAGAAGAACAATTTGAAGTTATAGGAACCCAATGTGATGCTTATTGGATTACCTTTACTTTAGGTGCAATGAATCCTTTAATATTAAGATTTCCTAAACATAAATATATAAAGAATTTCTGCCGATGGAAATTTAAAAGCCCTGAATGTGGTTATACAGGAGTTGACACTTATTGTAATCATACTTTTGAAGATTGTAAGAAAAAAAGAAATCAAAAAAGATTTGGTGGATTTATTGGAATTCAAGGGGGAGTTTGGACATAATGAATAATAAAATAATAAATGAATTGATAGGAATTCCTTTTAATAAAAACGGAAATTCACCAAAAGAAGGATTTAATTGCTGGTCATTTGTTAAATATGTTTATAAGAATTATTACAGTATAGAAATACCTGATTATGAAAGTTATTTTGCTAATCCATTAGATAAAGAAACTTATAAGCATTTTTTAAAGCATAAACAAGAAAGTATATGGAAAAAAATATCAATACCTGTTGAGCCTTGTGTTATTCTTATTCGTAATAATTCTAAATATGTTAATCACGCAGGAATTTATATTGGAAATAATAAATTTTTACATTGCTTATTAAAAACAGGAGTAATAATTTCAGATATATATGAACCTAATTGGCGATTAAAAATAGAAGGATTTTATAAATATGAGGGTAAATAAATGGCAGTTAAAGATAAAAAAGTAAAAGTAATTATAGTTAAAGACCCTTTAACAAGAAAAGATTTTGAAGTAATTGAATTGCCTTATGAATATAATAAACCTATATCATATTATATAGAACAATTAAAAGATGTTAATGTAGATTTTTTAGTAGCTTATAATGGTCAAAAAGTAAATGCTATTAATGATAATCATATTGTAATGCCTAATGATGAGATTATTATAACTCCAGTTTTACAAGGTGGAGGTCATCACGGTGGAGGAAGTAAAGGTGGCGGTGTATTAGGAGCAATAGCAACTATTGGTGTATTAGTAGCAGGACTTGCTGCGCCTGGTCTTTTGGGTATTACATCTGCATTTTGGGGTGCAGTAACAACTATGGCAGTTACTACTGCTGGATTAATGTTAGTTAATGCTATTTTTCCCCAACAAGTCCCTACTTTAGAAAATCCAGAAAAGGGTATGAAATCACCTACTTATTCTTGGGATGGAGTTCAAACAATATCACAACAAGGAATTCCTATTCCTGTTGTTTATGGTAGAATAAAAGTTGGTGGTAATGTAATTGCTAAAAGAATTGAGTATATAGATAATAAGCAATATTTAAATATGTTACTTGGTTTGTGTAACGGAAAAGTAGCATCTATAAGTGATATAAAAATAAATAATAATCCGATTTCTTTTTATAATGATGTAGAGTATGAAGTAAGATATGGAACTAATTATCAAGATCCAATATATTATATGCATTGTATAGAAGTAGATAATTATGTTAATAGAAAATTAAAATATAATGTTCCTGTTAGTGTTAGAACACAGAGTAATGATGTAAATAATATAAAATTGAATTTTATTTTCCCAACAGGTTTAGGACATATAAATGATGATGGAAGTATATCAAAAAGAACTGTTAAATTTAAAATAGAATATAAACGAAGTGATAGTAATACTTGGTCAGTTTATAGTAATAATTATGAAATTACAGCAGCTACTAAAGATACTTTAAGAAAAACATTAAAAATGTTTCTTCATTTACCTTCTAATCAGTATGATGTTAGAATTACAAGAATTTCAGAAGAAAGTAATAGCTTAAGAGATTTAGATACTGTTATTCTTTCATCTGTAGTTGAAGTAATAGATGAGGAATTAATTTATCCTAATTTAGCTTTATTAGGAATAAGAGCATTAGCAACAGATCAATTATCAGGTTCTTTACCAACTGTTACTTGTGTAGTAGATAGAGGGTATTTTGCTTTTGATGATACTGGTGTTTCTTCTAAATTATATGGAAAACCATCAAATAATCCTGCTTGGGCAGTATATGATATTCTAACAAATAAAATTTATGGTGCAGGTATTGATGATAGCAGAATAGATTACAATTCATTTTATGAATGGGCATTATTTTGTGAAGAGAATAATTTAAAATGTAATGTTATATTTGATACAGAAATATCAATATGGGATGCTTGTTTAAAATTAGCGCAAATAGGTAGAGGAATTCTTAAAATAGAAGGCACTACATTTAGTGTAATAGTAGATAAACCTGCATCTCCTGTTCAAATGTTTTCTGTTGGAAATATTATAAAAGACAGTTTTAAAGAAACATTTTTGCCACAATCAGAGCGTGTTAATTATATGGAAGTAACATTTATGAATGAAGATCACGATTATGAAAGAGAAACTTTTTCAGTATATACTGATGATTGGTATACAGGGAATGATGTAAGAAAATCAATTACATTATATGGAGTTACTAATTTTGAACAAGCATATAAAACTGCTATGTATATGCTTAATTATAATAAATATATAACAAGAACAATAGAATTTGAAGCAGATATAGATGCTATTGCTTGCACAGTAGGAGATGTTATAAAAGTTCAGCACGATGTTCCCGAATGGGGATATGGTGGAAGAATAGTATATGCAACTAATACTTATATAAAACTTGATAAACAAGTTCCTGTTGAAGAAGGAGAAACTTATAGAATTGCATATAGACTGCAGAATGATACAATTATAGAAAAAGATTTTATAGCAACAGAAACAGGATATATTGATACTATTTATTTAACACTTGCAGATGATGAAGTTCCGCAACAATACGATTTGTATTCTTTCGGTAAGGTTAATTATGGGAGTAAATTGTTTAGGATTACAAGTATAACAAGAAGTGGTGATTTAAAAAGAAAAATTACAGCAATAGAATATAATGAAAGCATATATACTAATGCACCGCGATTTACCCCTACATTTGATTACTCACAAGAGTATAAAATAAAGAATTTAACAGCAAGAGAGAGTTATATTCAATTACCTAATGGTCAAATAGGTTCAAGAGTTACTTTATCTTGGGATTATAATGGGGATATTGTTAAATATTTTCATATTTATATGAGAGATGTTACTGCTAATGGCGAATATGTATATTTAGGAAAAACACAATTTAATAGTTTTATAGCAGATTATAATTATATTTATTTACATAATTATGAATTTAAAGTTGTATATGAAGATTATTTAGGAAATAAACAGCCTTTAAATGCAGCACTTTCTACTAATATAACAATTTTAATGAAACAAGCACCACCGTCTGATGTTACTAATTTTACAGCAACATTATCAGGAAATTATATTCAATTAAATTGGGAACATATACCTGATGTAGATTTGGCAGGTTACCAAATAAGAGTAGGCAGTTCTTGGGAAACAGGAGATATAATTTTTGATAAAATATCTAAAAATGTAGCATACTGGAAGCCACCATTAGATGGAACTTATACTTTTTGGATTAAAGCAATTGATTTCTTTGGGAATATGTCTTTAAATGCTACTTCTACTCAAATAACTGTATCAAATATAAAAGATAATTTGAATATAGTTCTTGAAGAAGAATTAGTAAATACAGATGATTTTGCAGGAAGTTTAGAGAATTTAATATTTTATGATAATGGAACTGAAAGATGGTTAGCACCTCCGTTTTCATTAGTAGATGCAGATGTTTCTGATTGGACAGACCAAACAGATATGATTACTACATATACAGGTGATTATAGTGATTATTCATTATTTATATCACCATCGTATGATGTTACAGATATTGTAAAAGCAAGTATTAGATTACAATTACAGTATGATAGTAGTATAAGAAGAGTTACAGATCAAACTTATCCTAATAGAACAGATTTAACATATCCTAATGATACAGATCAGCATATAACATCAAATACTGTTATTAAGAGAAAATATTGGATTTCAGAAGATGGAGTTACTTGGACAGAAAAAGATTTTGTAACTGTATCTGATGAGGAGTTTAGGTATATAAAGGCAGGTTTTGAAATATATTCTGATAGTAAATATACTTTTACAAAAATATCATCTTATGATATGATAATAGATGTTCCTGATAAAAATTATATTTTAAAAGAAATTCATATTCCAAATACAGGATTGGATTTTGATTTTGCAAGTAATAATATTAAATTCTTAAAAGAGTATTTTGTAGGAATAACTACATTAGGTAATTATAATTATGCTGTATCAAATAAAACATTAACTGGATTTCATATAGATTTATTTGATAGTGCAGGAAATCCTGTAGAAGGATATGTAGATATTTATTTAAGAGGCTTTTAATAGTTGACATTTTAATACAAAGAAGTTAAATTAATAATAACTAATTGAGAGGTTAGAAAAATGGCACAAACTTATGACCCAACATTACCACAGGAAGGTGTAACTACTTTTGGTGAATTATATGGCGTATTAAAAACTAAATTTGAAACTATAAGAAGTAACTTTTCTGGAACTGCTTTTCCTGATAATCCTGTTATAGGACAAACTTGTTATAGGACAGATTTAAATAAATATTATGTATATTCAGGTGATGTTTCGTTAGGAACAAATGGTTGGATAGAAATAACATCAGAATTATCAGCAGTTATTCAAGAAGTAATAAACTCACGAGGAACTAAATCATCATTAGACCAAAGACTTGATGTTGTTTTAAATGAAGACGGAACATTAAAAACAGATGTAGTTGCATATCAATCTGAATGGATTAAACCTTCTTTGACTTTTACTTATGTAGCTGCAAATCAATTTTCAGTAGAAGGTGACCAAACAGATATTTATTACGCAGGAAGAAGATTAAAAATAAACTTATCTACTTCTTTTGTAGTTACTGAAGTATATACATCAACATATGACAGCACTAATAATATCACCACAGTAATAACAGTAGATAGTGTTATTGATGATACTCTTGTTAGTGTAGAACACGCATTAATTCACTCTAACACATCTTATTCTTCTTTACCTTATTCTTATACATCTTCTCCGAGAGTATTAGTTAGAGCTAATGCAGATGGTAAAATTGATAGTTCTTTTATTGGTGATGTTGACAATGCTTTAAAATGGGATGGCGCTACTAAATATGTTTCTACTACTGACCCTTCTGGTGGTAGTGATGGTGATATTTGGTTTCAATATTAATTGAGGTGATAAATAATGAGTAGTTATGTGAATATTAGTGGTGTGTGGAATAAAATTAATAAAGTGTATGTTAATGTTAATGGAGTATGGAATAAGGTTAATAAAGTATATGTTAATGTTAATGGAGTATGGAATAGAGTGTTTTCAGGATTGCCTTTAGGAGATACAGGTGTATTTGGAGGGGGATCTACTGATGGTAATATTAGTAATGCAGTAAATACTATAGATTATATTATAATATCAACTCCATCAAATGCTATTGATTTCGGAGATTTAACAGCAGCAAGAAGAGAGCTTACAGCAACATCTAATGGAACAAATGATAGAGGTGTATTTGGTGGTGGTAACGGTTATGATGATAATGGGAATGCTGTTAATTATAGTTTGATAGATTATGTTACACTTACAAGTCAATCAAATGCAGTTTATTTTGGAGAATTATTGAGTTCAATTAACAATAATATTGCAGCAACATCTAATGGTGTTAATGATAGAGGTGTATTTGGTAGTGGAGACCTTTGTTATATCACAATATCAACTCCATCAAATGCTGCTGATTTTGGAGATTTAACAGTAGCAAGGTTTTCTTTAGCAGCAACATCTAATGGAACAAATGATAGAGGTGTATTTGGTGGTGGGTCTTATTTAGTAGGATATTCAGTAGAATATTCAAATACTATAGATTATATCACAATATCAACTCCATCAAATGCTGCTGATTTTGGAGATTTAACAGTAGCAAGAGACGGATTGGCAGCAACTTCTAATGGTGTAAATGATAGAGGTGTATTTGGTGGT